GGGTGGGGTGCTCCGCATCCTGCACGACACCACGGCCAACGACGAGGGCCACTTCGGCATCACGGACGGCTACGGTGGTCAGTTCAACTTTTCGTCCACGACGCCGCTCTCTCTGGCGTTCGAGGCCCGGTTCCGCGTCAGTTCGGTCGCGAACACCACCCTGCCCTTCTTCGTCGGCCTCGGTGCTCCGGGGCTGGTGGCGACGGGGCAGATGGATGACACGACCGGCGAACTGGCCGACACCAACTTCATCGGGTTCCAGACGTTGTGTGCCGCCGGGGCCACGATGCTGACCAGCTACAAAAAGAGCGGTCAGACGAAGCAAGCCCCGACCGGGAACAACACGACCATCGTCGCGGACACCTGGTACAAGGTCGGCTTCCGGTTCAATCCGGGTGCGACCGACGACAAGCGGTTGATCTTCTACGTCAACGGCGTCGCTCTCCCGACCGAAGTCACGGCGACCAACTTCGCCGCCGCGACGTTCCCGGACGACGTGCCGCTCTGCCCGGTGGTGCTGACCCAGAACGATGGTGCGGCTGCCAACCACATCAGCGTGGACTGGATCGCCGCGTTTCAGGATCGCGCGTGATGACTGACAACGTGAGGTGGAAGCTCCAGCGAGTGCTGGGGCTTCCTGACTCCGTCGATTGGACTCCCCCTCCGGAGATTGGCAAGCGGCTTGATCGCTGGCTTGTACTCCGGAAGAGGGTCCGTCTGATCGCGGAACCGACGATGGAAGAGTTGGCGATGTTCGTGGCTTTGTGTCCGGAGAGCGCTGATGGCGGAAAGCAGTCTGACGCTCGACCTGCAAAAGCTGCGTCTGTTCGCCGTTGAACAGTTCTACGGCGGGGACGGGGATTACTCGGCCCTGTCGTCGGACGAGCAAAGCCGTGTGGACCGCAACATCAATGCGGGCCTGCGGACCTTCTACTCCCCTCCCTCGGTGGACGGCGTGAGCGCCCACGAGTGGAGTTTCCTTCGACCCATCACGACGTTGACGCTGCAAGCCCCGTATTCGACCGGCACGATTGCGGTCGCTTCCGGGGTTGTCACGTTGACCGGCGGGACATTCCCGTCATGGGCGGCATCCGGTCGCCTGAGCGTGAATGGGACGGAATACGAAGTCAACACGCGGGACAGCGGGACGCAAGTAACCCTTGTGGATACGAGCGTGACGGTGTCCAGCGGTGCGACCTACGAATTGTTTCAGGACGACTACTCGCTCGGCGATGACTTCGAGCGGTTATTGTCCCCCGTCACATACAACCCCGGCGGTTCCAACAAGTGGGCGCTGACGCAAGTTCCCGAGTCGGTGATTCGGGAATGGCGTTCGGAAGAGACTTCCCGCACGGGGACGCAATACCCGACGCACTTCGCGATTCGCTCGGTCACGAATGACCCGACCGTGGGGACGCGAAGCCTGATCCTGTTCTATCCGTCCGTCGCCACCACGGCGATCTTGGAATACCAGTACAAGGTCCGACCCTCGGAACTGACCACCACGAACAAGTATGCGTGGGGTGCGTCGGATCACAGCGAAACCATCAAGGACGCGGTGCTCGCCTCGTTCGAGATGCACATTGACGGGCAACCGGGTGTGTTCGCGCAAAAGTTCCAGCAATCGCTCATGGCCAGCATCGCGCGGGATCGCCGCGCCAACATGGGCGGACTCATCGGCCAGATGCAAGACGGGTCCGATGGCATCTACTCCCGCTGGGCAAGGCGTCCCAACGGAATCACGGTGACGTTTAACGGAGTGACCCCGACATGAGTGCCCCAATTCGGATTCAAGCGGCGGGTGGCGTCGCCATCGAGGATGGCCGGAACAACGCGGTGTTCGTCGTCGGGGCCACGGTGCCAAGCGATGGCACGGCGGGCTTCGTGACCGGGTGCCTGTTCATTCACACGGACGGCGGGGCCGGGACCGCGTTTTACTGCAACGTGGGAACCGATACGTCCTGCAACTTCGATGCTGTGAGCGTTGCCTGATGTTCTCGTTCGGAATCCTGTCGGAAGTCTGGTGTATGGGGGGCGTCGAGCGGCAAGTCATTGCCATGCTCCGACACCTTCCGCCGCACATTCAATGCGTGGGCATTGGGCTTTCGCCGGGCGCTCCGACCGACATGGCGACCGTGCTGGAAACCAGCAAGCTGTGCCCCTTCTACGGAACCAAGCGGTTTTCCGAGACGGGGCGGGACAGTTATGTGGGCGTCAAACGGTTTGACACCTACGCGGAAGTCGAACAGCAGTTCGGCAACACGGACGCCTTGCTCGTGTGGTCGAAGACGCGAATCCCCGAGTGGTATCGCGGTCGCGTGATTGCAGTCTCCCACGGCTGCGTTGATTGGACGAAGCGAACGCTGGCGGAATTGGACGACCGGATCACGGATTGCGTGGCGGTCTCCCGATTGGCGTCGAATTCGTTTCCGCTCCATCGGCAGCCGGAAGTGACGGTCATCCGCAACGGGATCGAGTGGGACCGCTTGACTCCCGTGGAAAGCTGGCGTGATGCACGGTTCAGCCGTGGCATCCGCGAGGACTGCACAGTGGTCGCCTACGTTGGCCGGTTCAGTGACGAGAAGGAACCGCTGGCGGCGGCAAGGGCTGTTCGACACCTCATTGACAACAAGGATGACGCCATCGCGCTGTACTGCGGGATCGGCTTCGACAACGGGGAAACCCGCAAGCAGATCGAGGACATCACTCGTGGGTACTGCGTCTTCCTTCCCGTCAATGACGTGGCGACCGCGTACACGATTGCCGATTGCGTCGTGTGCTGTTCTGAGAAAGAGGGATTCGGACTGACGCGACTCGAAGCGATGGCGACCGGCGTGCCGCTTGTCTGCACACGGACGGGGATCATCCCGGAAATTGAGGAGCAAATCGGGGAATGTGCGGAAATCGTCCGCAACCCGAAGAGTGAAGCGGAAATGGCATGGGCGGTGATTCAGGCTCTAGCCAACCCGCAGCGGGCGGCAAAAGCCCGTGCCTATGTGTGGACGGAGTTCTCGGCGCGGAAAATGGCTCACGAGTGGACCCAATACCTGGAGCGCATCGGTGGCGAAGTTCAGAGGGCCACGGAGCTTGAGTCTCGATCTTGCCTTTCCCGTAGCGGGAATTAGCGAGCTTGAGCCAGTGTTCCGACAGAACCGCGATACGTCGAGGGCCGTTACGGCTTACGACGCGCGGAACGTGCGCGGGTACGACCCCAAGACGGGCCGTCTCCGTGGTGCCCAACGCGCTGGCCACACTCGATTCCTGACGGCGCAACACACGGGCGACTATCCGATTCAACACATTACCCACATCACTTCGACGGCGGCGTGGTCCGGCAGCGGGACGTATGCCATGCGGTCCACGACCGGAATTGCGGTCTCGAACGGCAACGTCAAGACGTTCAGCCGGGGCGGTTCTTACACGGCGGCGACGAGCGGAACCGGGGCGCTGAGCGCTTCGTTCCCACACGTCGATTCTGCGGAACTGTTTGGCGTGCTGTATTTCGTGGACGGCGAGAACGTCAAGAAGTACACGGCATCGACAAACACGGTCGCGACGTGGACCCCCTCGGGTGGAAGTCTGCCGGGAAGCGGATCGACGCGGTGCCGACTGATCTGCACCTGGCGGTCGCGGATCGTGCTGTCGGGGCTGTCGAGCGACCCACACAACTGGTTCATGTCGAAGCTGGGCGACCCGCTCGATTGGGACTACGGGGCCACGGTGACGGAGGCGATGGCTGTCGCGGGGAACAACTCCGACGCGGGCAAGTGCGCCGACATCATCAACACGCTGATTCCGTTCAACGACGACATCCTCATCTTCGGTGGAGATCACTCCATTTATCAGATGACGAACGACCCGATGGCGGGCGGGCGGATCGACCGCATCAGCGACGGCATCGGCATGGCGTTTGGGCCGACGTGGTGCAAAAGCCCCGAGGGGATCGTCTACTTCTTCGGCTCGCGTGGCGGGCTGTACGCCATCGCCCCGAACAACCCCCCTGCCCTGCTGTCGAACAACATCGGGTTCCGCCTCAAGAGCGTGAATCTGTCGACCAACATCGTCCGTCTCGCCTACGACGCGGAATTCGAGGCGGTCATGGTGTACATCACGCCGCTGGCCGGTGGCGACACGGTCAATTACGTCTTCGACACGCGGCAGAAAGCATGGTGGGCCGACGCCTTCGTGGATGACGACCTGAACGTGTCCGCGACGCATGTGTACGACGGCGACGATCCGGACGACCGGGTGGTTCTCATCGGCTGCCGCGACGGACGCATTCGCCGGATCGACAGTTCGACCTCGTGGGACGACGAGACGGCCAGCCACGAAATCGACAGCTATGTATGGCTCGGCCCGTACATGAGTAACAGCCGTGCCCCGATCCGGGCGAGGGAAACCAAGGTTTACTTGGGCAACAACACGACGGACACGGCGGTTTCCGTGGCGTTTCACAAGGGCTACTCGGCGGAAGACGCCTTCGCTTCGACCGCGACGTTCTCGTACACGACGACGGACACGGACAAGTACGTCGAGCGACAGCGGGTCATGGGGCAGGTTGTCGCCATGAAGATTGCCAGCGGGACCGAAGGGGCGCACTGGTCCTATGAACGCGGAACGATGATCGCCGAAGAATTGGGCCAATCCGCCGGGCGGATGTTTTGAGAGGGTGAGTCATGGCCGTTCCGTTTGAGGAAACGTTGTCCGACTGGCAAGCGTTTCAGAACTACCTGCTTGGCACACAAGGTGCGCAGCCGAATTTGCCGATCAATCCGGCAACTGGCTCCGGGACTGCGCCTCCAGCGCCAGCCGTTCAGCCGACCAGCGGAGCGGAGAAGATTGGCCTTGGTGGCGAACTGTCCGTCATGGGCGGATACGGAAGCGGCTACAACCTCAACTCCCCCGAATACCGCGCGTGGATGGAGGCGGCCACGAAAGCCGGTGGCATGGCTGGCGGACCCGCTTCAACTTCGCCGGTGGACCCGACGAAGATGACGGCGGAAGAGTGGGCGGCTAGTCGCCCGGAGTGGAATGTCACGCCATCCGGTCCGCACCCCAGCGACCCCGGCTGGCAGGATGAAAATGGCGACGGCATTCCCGATCCGCCGCCCCCCGGCCTGACCGGCCTGCCCCCTTCCGGCCCCGCGTCCACGCTGCCCGGTAATCCGGGTGTCACGCAAGGGCCTGCCCCCATGCCGGGGCTGGTGCCGAACGCGGCCAGCAACGCGGTCAATCCGCTCGACACAAACGGCGACGGCACCGTGAACGAGCTGGACGAACCGGGGAAGAACCAAACCGGCTTCCGCGATGTCGACAACAACGGCATCGACGACCGCAATCAAACCACGGTTGGCGGTGGCCCGGTCGGCCCGAACTACGCGGACTGGTGGGCGCAAACCCTCGCCAGTAACCCGCAGATGGGATACGGCGGCAACGGCCAAATGGGCTGGGGCGGGGCGATGACGACGGGGACGGGCGCTCCCATTGAATTGGGCGGCGGCGGGGGTGGCTATGGGGGCGGAACAGCGGGCGGCGGTAACTTCTCCCTGCCGAGCGCTGGGGGGGATTTCAACATCCCCCCTGCCCCCACGGCCAACTTCCCCGACCTGACACAAATCGGCACGGGCGTGAGCGGTGGATCGGGCACGGGAACCGGCACGGGCGGTTTCACCATCCCAGAGTTTCAGAACCCGCTTGCTGGCTACGGCACGACGGGCACGGGCACGACCGGAACGACGACCAGTACGGGAACCGCTCCGCTGGCGGGCTACGGTGGCACGGGAGCAAGCCCCAACGCGGGGCTGGTGTCCGACCTTGCCAACTCGTACCAGAACCAGACGGACGCGGCCAATCAGGCGAACATGAGCCGGTACGACCAAGGCTTGGCGGCTTTGCTCGACCGGATGAATCGGGCCGGTCTCGCCATCAACAACCTGACGAACGAGGGGATCGCCGACATTGGGCGGCAGTTCGAGGGTGCGCGTGCGACTGCGGACCAAGACCTCATCAACCGGGGGCTGGCGAACACGACCGTGCGCTCGGGGGTGATGCGGGGGCTGACGACCGACCAAGCCGCCGAGACCAACCGGTATTGGGACAACCAAGCACGCCAGAACCTGAACGAGGACTATCGCCAGACGGGCGATATCGTGAACTGGATCGGTGGCCGGAACGACGTGGGGCCGTCCACGGAAAGCCTCGCGAACCTTGCCAGTGGTGTCGGGGCTGCGGGACCGACGACGTTGACCGGATCGACCAGCACGACGCCCGCCGCGACGCAACCCGCCGTGAACCTGCCGCCGCAAGTGACCACGGCGCTGCAGAACGGCACGCTGATGAACTACGCCCCGACTCAATCGGGTGCTGCGCCAGCGACGCCCGGCAACACATTCCTGAACCAAGGGGCGGGGATCACGACTCCGCAGCAGCAAGCGGATGCGGCGAATCAGGGCGGCACGACGCGGAGTCAAACCGCTGCCCCGCCTCCACCGGCGACGGCGGAATCGACCCCGCTTTCCGGGTATGGCAGCACGTCGCAACTCACCGAACAGCAAGCAGCCGCGTCGATGGAAGGCGACATGCAGCGGGCGATGAGGGCTGGGATGTCCGGATCGCAGACTCGCACGCAGCGTGAGATGCAAGCCGGGGCCGCAGACACCTCGGGATCGTCGAGTATTGGCGGCGTGCGGGCGGATGGCACGATGTCGCCCTACGCCAATTCGGCGACACCATCCGCCGAGTCGATCGCGCAAGCGACCGCCGATGCCCGGCAAGCGTCAGCCAACTTCAATAGCACACTGCCGTCTCTCGCGCAGGCGTTCAGCGGGTACGACTCGAACAAAATGGCGAGCCAGTTGTCGCGGGCCGTGAACCCAAGCGGCGTGGACAAGTCGTCCCTGTTCGATGGAACGACGGCACAGATGGGTCCGCAGTCGAGCATCAACCCGAACCTCGCGGCGCTGGGTGGACAAGACACTCCGCAGCAGACCGACCCGTACAAGGAGTGGGCGGACCTGCAAGCGGCCAACGCCAACCGACCGGAGACGAATCGGTTCGGCATGTACGACGTGCCCGTGACATCGACGCAAGGCTCGATGCCGACCGCCGACTACATGCTCGGGCAACAACCATTCATGGGTGGCGGCAACGCGAACAACGGCATGAGCGGTGCCGATGCGAACTACGCGCCGTCCAACTACGACCCGCAATCGAGCGGCACGCGGAACGGCAACACTTGGATGACCGACGCGGCGGTTTCGCCCGTGTCCAAAACCAAGGCGCCAGCACCACCCCCGGCTTCCCCCTCGGTGATGGGCTTTCCCGATCCGCCGGTGTCCGCTGTCGCTCCGGGGAACCCGAACGACGTGACGAACGCGATGCGGTCGCAGAACCCGAACAACCCGCAATTGTCGAGCGGATTCCGTCCGCCAGAAATGCCGAATCCGGCATATGGCGGAACGCCCGGAATGGCGAGCATGTCGTCGCCGATGGCCGGGTACGGTCAACAGTCGAGCGCTCCCAAGCAAGCGAACGCATCGACCACGTCCTACGGTTCGGGCTACGGGCAATCGTTCTCGATGCCGACGCCCAGCAGCACGCCGCCGATGGGTGTGGTGCCGCAACGCCCGGAACCCGTGCCGTTTGCCAGTGCGCCGCCCATGTCGCCGATGTCGGGATACGGCAGTTCCGCGATGCCCGGCCCGTCCATGATGGCCCCGCCCGGTCCTGCCGCTGCCCCGACGTTCCAGCAGTACGGCGCTCCGGGTGTCCAGAACAAGCCGCCGTCCCTCGTCGGTGGCGTCATGATGCCGCAACCGCCTGCCCGCCGCTGGGGAGTCTGATACATGGCCATCACCGTCCAATACTCTCCGGACGCCCAACTCGTCGCCAAGGCTGCGATGACCTCGGGGGCGGGCGACTACAACCGCTTCGCCCAGCAGCAGCAGCTTGCGCGCGACGAACTGAACCAGCGCCGCGACCTGACGATGTTGCAGGTGGCCGATGGTCAGTACCAGCAGAAGCTCGGCATCCTCGACGGCCAGTACCGGCAGACGCAGCAGATTCAGGCGTCTCAGACGGAGCAACTGCGCAACCTCGCCCAGCAGACGGCGATGGCGCAGTACGACGCGGGGAACCAGAATTGGCGGTTCGGCGTCGGCATCGCCAATGACCGGTCGATGCAGGACCAACGGCTGGCGGTCGGGTTGCAACAGCAGCAGAACGATATCTCGTCCACGGAGTATCGCCAGCAGCAGCAGCTTGCCCAACAAAACCTCTCCGACATGCGGAACATCCAAGCGCAGAATCAGCGCACGGCGATGTCCCTGCAAATGGAGCGGCAGAACACGATGATGCAGTTGCAGGCCCGGCAGCAATCCGAGCGATTCCAGGCACAGCAGCAGTACGGCATGGCGATGCTCGACGGCCAGCAGAAGGCCGAGTTGATGGGCCTGAACGCGAATCTTGACGCAAAGCAACAAGCTGCCGATCAGGCGAACCGCATTGAGCAGTTGAACCTGTCGAAGAAGAATCAACTCGACCTGTCGAGCACGCTGGCGGACAAGGAGTTCCGACAGAAGAACTTTCTCGACGAGTATGGCAAGTATTACGACTCGATGGCGCAGCGGGAGTACGAAACTCGATGGGGCGGGTTCAACGCAAAGATGGACGCGGCCAATAAGTGGCTGGACCAGACGGGCATGAAAGACGACCCGAATGTAAGGGCACAAATTGAGTGGCAATTGACCAACGAAGCGATGGGCATCAAGGCCCGCGCCCCGATCTATTCCGACGCCGAATGGAAGTTCAAGAACGGGCTGGTGGAGTACAAGGGCGAGAAGTTCATGGCGACGGATCGGGGCTTTGAGGCGTTGCCGAACCCGAACGCACGGATGGAAGAAGTGCGATTGCGTGGCGTCAACGAAGCCGTGTCGACCAGCATGAAGATGGCATACGACCGCTCGAACGCGGTGTACGAATCCCTGATGCAGCAGGCTGCCAGCGCCACAATCCCGCCCGGCGTGAACCCAGCAGCGTTCCAAGCCGAGATGCGATTGCAGGCTCTCCAGAAATCGCGAGAGGCGTACACGACGACGATGCGGGAAGCGATTGAGTGGACGACCGGCGTGACCGGAACGTCCGTGGCCGATGTGGCAGGCATGTGAAAGGAAAGGGTGCGATGCCTTACCGCATCCCGACGATTGAAGAGTTGACCTCCGACGCTCTGGAATCCCTCAAGGCCCGTGGCTTCGGTGACTTCACCGAGCCAAAGCCTTTTGTCGATCCTGCGTTGCAACCCGGCTTCCGCGTGAAGACGGGTGACGAACTGTCCGGATACACGCGCGAGCTTCCTGACGCGGAGTCTGCGCGGCTTGGGCGGGAGTACACGGCGGCGGGCGGCAATGACCGCAATGCTTTCGCCTTGAGTCCCCTCACGCAAGTTCCGCAGTTCGCACACAGCACGTTCGACTTGTTCGGCTCGGCACTCGAAGGGATCGGCGAAGGGATCACGGCAACCGCTGGCGCGGTGGTCGACCCGCTGGCGTACATGAGCGGTAACGGTACGCCGGTCGGCGACTACCTGCTCCAAAACGAGCGGCTGAAGTCGGAGATGGGGCGAGGCGGGTACTCGAACTTCTTCTCGAACGTGGCGAAGTCGGCGACGAAAGTGTTCTCGGCGGCGGCTGCCCCAGGTACGGCGGCGGTGCGTGCTGGTGCCGTGGCCCTGAATATGTTCGCGGAACCTGCCGCGCAGAGCTACCGGCGGGCAAAGGAAGCGGGCTGGCAAGAGAACGCGGCGCTGGCCTACGGGGCGGCGCACGGGGCTGTCGAAGCGGGGACGGAGTTCCTGCTGGACAAGACGCCTCTTGGCGGTCTGTCGAAAGATGCGGCTAAGATGTTCAGCCGTGCCGTGGCTGGCGACTTGGCGAAGGTCGCGGCTGGCGGCTTGGCTGCGAAGCTGGCGCAGACGGCACGGTCGGCGGCGGGCGAGGGGCTGGAAGAGGTCGCTGCGTTCGTGCTGGGCGATTGGGTGGATCGTGCGGCGGCGAACATGACCGGCGACAACCGGCTGCAAAAGCAGTACGGAACGTGGAACGAATACCTCTGGGACGCGGCACAGTCCTTTGCGCTGGGGGCTGCTGCCGGTGGCCTGATCTCTGGTGGGATTCAGGCGGTCAATTGGGCTAACACGCAAGAGGCGTTGCGGCAAATCGCTTCCGGTCAAGGAACCCCGAATGTCACTCCAGAACCGACGCCGCTTGCGGACCCGACACTTCCGGTTCAACCGACAGGCCCGAGCGGCGCGAATCCGGTCGATCCGGGACAAGTCGAACCGCAGATAGGTGGTCGGACACCCGGCCCGTCTTCGCTGACGCAAGCGGTTCCGTTGAACGAACCGCTGTCGATGCCGAACACGAACATGCCATCCGTGCCGGTCGATGATCCGATCCAAGACCCCGGAGACGATCCGTACTTCGACCGGGGAATGACTGCGCTCGACAAATCCAACCCGGAGATGCTCGAAACGAGGCGCGAGGTCGCGTCAAAGCCAGCGGAAGTCGTCGCGAAGATCGCGGCATTGGAGAAGTCATCGCGGTCCGCCTTCGCGGAGGCAATGGGCGTCGACCGGTCGAAGCTGCCGAACACGCTGGACACGCCAGCCAAGCGAGCCTTTGCCGTTGAGGTGGCGAAGAGGGTCCAAGCCTTCGCGCAGCAGCAGGCCGCACGCAAGCAGAGCGAACCGCCACAGGCAGAGCCAGAGAAAACCGGTGGCGTGTTCGACGTGATGGAACGGCTCATGCCCGGTGCCGTCCGAAACGGTTCGCTTCTGGGCGTTCGTGATGTTCGGGCCGAGTTCCCGAATCTGTCGAAGGAGCAATTCGACCGTGGCATTCTGCGGATGTCGCAAGAGGGGAAGGTGTCGCTGCACAAGCACGACGCTCCCGGCCAGTTGTCGCCGCAAGAACGCGACGCACTGATTACGGATGGGAAGGGGAACTTTTACGTTGGGATGGCGGCGCGGGGGGCATCCGGCAAAATCGGCACGCGAGCGGCGCAGCAATCCGACGAATCGATGGATCAGTCGGAAGAATCCGCCGACCTCGGGCCACGCAAGCCAGCGGTGACGAACACGAACGTCCCCAATCCGTCCGACCCGGTGACGCGGATCATCAACGCGATGACGCCAGCGGTGCGCGAAAAGGTCGCGAAAATCCGCAACCTGCACATGCGCAATTTCGCCAAAGCGATGGGGCTGGCAAACATCAACCAGTTGCCGCCCGAGCTTGGCGACCCGACGAATCGCGGCAAGGTGGTGGCCCTGCTGAACAGGATGGGCGAAGACCCTGAGACTCGGGCACCGGTGGCGTCCGCGAAGGGGCAGGCGACATACGCGAACAGCAAGGGGAACCAGGGTGTTCGTGGCACGCCGACCGGCCAGAACATCGATGGTCCGTCTGCGGGAGATATCGCCAGCGGCAAGCGAGTCACGGAGTTGGTGAAGACCGCCGCCGAGTCTGTGCTACGGAATGGCAACTACGACATCCCCCTGAATGAGATGAAGGGGGGCGGGAATGTGCGGGGTGCGTTCAATCGACGCATCGGCGCTGCGAGCGTGGATTCTCGCACGAACTTCCCGACCGTCTTCCACGAAATGGGGCACGCCGTCGAGTTGGGTGACAACGTGGTGCTGACGCCCAAGGTCGGCGGCAAGGCTGAGTCGCAACTGCGGACGATTGGAAAGCATCAAACCAAAACGGGGGGATACGCCGCCAGAGAAGTCATGCGGGAGGGCCGCGCCGAGTTCATTCGGCTGTACGTTCAGGAAGGACCGGCGTTCCTCAAGCAAGAGTATCCGGAACTGTTTGATCACTTCATCAAGACGATGGAAGAGCGTCACCCTCGGGCGCTGCTGAATCTGACCGCCGCCGCTGCCGAGTACAACATGCTCATCCGCAAGATGAACGCGGTGGACCGGGCTGGCGACCGGATCGCGGACCGCAAGGGGCTGATGGATTACCTCAAGAAGTACACCGGGCACGAGTATTGGCGTGGCCTGTGGGAGCGGGCCAACGGGGCGTTCATCGACATCGCCGAAGTCTCCAACCGCATGGACAAGGCGGCGCGGGAGTACAGCAAGCAGGTGCTGGGCGTCGAGCTTGGCATCCCGGATAGGCTGCGCCCCGACAAGATGCTGGTGTATCTGCACGGCTTGGCGTCGAGCCATACGCAAATGTGGCTGGACAGCCAGCCGGTCATGTGGGACGGCACGCGGCAAGGGAAGTCGCTGCGGGAATTGCTGGCCCCCCTGCTCGGCAAGAAGGAGTGGATCGACGCTTTTAACCGCTTGCTGCTGGCGAAGCGTACATTCGCTCTGCAAGACCCCGACACGTTGGACCGGATGAACGACGCCCGCGTGTTGCAGTTCATGAACAATGCCGGGATGGTGCAGGTCGATCCGAACCAACAGGGTCCGGACCCCGACATGCGAAGCCCGAACGTCACGATCAAGCGAATCGACCCGCGAGCGACGGGGCTGTCCCTCACGGATGCGACCGCCGCAATCAAGCTGCTCGAAGCGGAGTTCGACGGAACCAACGGCAAGCCGAACTTCAAGGAGATTCTGGACGACTACTACGAGTTCCACGACCTGCTCCTGCAGTACGCCGCCGACGCATCCCCGACGCTGCGGTTGTCGGTGGATCGCATCCGTGCGGTGAACGAGGACGGCATCCCGCTCGGCGACCCCGGTGCCTACGTCCCGTTGCTCCGTGACTTTGAAGACGAGCGGACGGCAAGCCCCACGGCATCCGCCGCTTCGGGGCAGCTTGGACGCCGTTTGATTGGTAGCGACCGCCAGATCAAAGACCCGCTGATGGCGACGGTCATGAATCTGGAAGCCCGCCTCACCGCGATTCACGAGCGTGTCATGCTGGAAACCGTGCTGGCGATGGCGGACACCCCGAAGATTCCGGGATTGGCCCCGTTCATCCTCAAGCTGGCGGACGGAGAATCCGGCAAGGATGGGCTAGCGACGTTCGAGGCGGTGGACCGCTCGGGCAAGCTGGCCCGCTACCAAATCAACGATCAGGGTGTCGTGCGGCTGCTGCACGCGATGGACCCGGTCGCGTTTGCCGGTCGCATGATGGGCGGCAAGATCATCGACAGGTTCGTTGTCGGGCCGAACCGCATCCTCAAGAACTTCGCCACGGGGTTCAATCCCCGCTTCGCGTTCCTCACGCAAACAATCTTCTCGATCCCGGAAATGCTGGCCATCGGTGGATCGTTTGCGGACCCGAACAAGGCGAACGAGGCGACGAACCTGCTCCAAGCGACGATTCGCCGTGGAAAGAATCACTGGGAATTGATGGGTCAGATGATGGTCAACATGCTGGCGATTGCCGCCAAGAAGTCGACCATCGACCGCTTCGTCCCCGGCCAATACTTCCAGAACATCATCGCCCAGTTGGAGCAAGCGCGGGCGGACGGGGTGACGTTCGAGACGAGCATCCGCAACGACGAATCCGTGGCGTGGAACATTTCCCGCAACGTGGCTGGTCGGACGCCCCACCAGATCATGAACGAAGACGGCGGCATGGCCCTGTTCAAGTGGGGCCTGACGGAAGTTCCGCGTTGGATCGGATCGGCGTTTGGGACCGTCCCGGAAGCCGCCGCGCTGGCGGTGTATCAGTCGAAGCTACGGGAATTGGGCCTCAAGCCCGGCGACGCGAAGACGCTCGAACAGCGGATGGACGTGGCCGAAGCCGTGAAGGAGTCGACCGGCAACTACGCCCGTCGCGGTTCCACAATGCGGTATCTGGAGAAGCTGCGCCCGTACTCGTCCGCCGGTGTGGTTCACGGCATGTCGCTGCTGCGGGCCATCAAGAATGATCCGCTGAACGTCACGCAGGTCATGGGCTACGCGACGATCCTCGGGCTGCTGGCCGTGGCCAAGGCGATGGAAGACGACGAGTACCTGGAGGCGGATATCACGCAGAAGATTAAGTACCTGCACGTCAAGCACGACGGCAAGTGGTATCTGCTGCCGCAGTATTCCGAGTTCGGGCTGATGACGCATGGGGCCGCTGTGGTGGCATTGCACGCATTGAAGGGCCAGAACGAGGATGCTTTCCGTGGTCTGATGGAAGGCGTGAAGTCGCTGAGCCTGAGCGTGCTGGGCTACTCTGCCGCGACCGGCGTCCCCGTCATGGACGAAGCTCTGTCGCAACTCATGAACGAGGACGTGCGGCAGGGCGACAACATCGCGTTTCGGGCGGCTGGGTTGGCGGATCGCGCCGGGGCGCCCATCGTTCCGAACTACCGCGACATGCGAGAGGGTGACGTTCAGCCGACCGTGGTTTCCAAGCGAGAGGCGAGCCAGCAGTACACCGACAAGACGACGCCACTGGCATGGCTGGCCGGTTTCGCTGGCGCATCTCCCATGCGTGTCGAGCACGCAGCGGACGCCATGACGGGCGGCCAGTTCTCCAACTTCCAGAAGGTATTCACCGAAGCCGACCCGCTGCGTGTCATCGCCCCCAAGACGCGGAAGGAAGGGGAGTTGTCGTACCGCGACAAGTCGACCGAGTTTCTGTACGACAAGATCAAGGAAGCCAACGAGCGGTCGAACGATCCCCGCCGCAAGGAAACCGAGGCGGATCGCGACAAGCGGCTGATGCTCGAAGCTGCCGACCGCGCCCGTGACGCATGGTCCGCCTTGCAGCGTGCGACGAAAGACCCCGACAAGATCAAGGAATACGCCGCCAAGAAGCGTGACGTGTCCCGCGTGGCCGTCGAGCAATACGAGAAGGGGGACGTGTCGAAGTCCGCGTTCGCCGTTCAGGAGCGTGTGGCGAGTCTGCTGCTGGCCAAGGAGTGGGGGCAGGACGAAGAGGCCCGCAAGCTGATCGCCAATGGTGTAGACGACCTGACTCGGTTCCGCCCGGTGAAGCGGGACGAAGTGGATCGCTGGACGGAAGACACGCAAAAGGCTCGCGACTTCATCAAGGAGTCGGGACTGTCTCGGGATGAGATTCTGACCGCCTACCGCGAGCACATGGCCGAGTCGACGATTTCCGCGACCGCCAAGGCTGGTAAGCTCAACCGCCTACGGAGCGCCCTGCGATGACCGAAGCCGAGAAACAGGTCCAATGGCTCGAAGGCTGGCTCGTCGATCCGCCGCCGCACGCCGTCTATGGCGAGCAATGGGGCAAGGTGACGGACCCGCCCATGTGCGGTGTCTTCGCTCACCTGTGTGACCATCTCGCCTTGGAGCCGCGAACCGTGGTCGAGATTGGACCCGGTGGCGGACGGTGGACGCGGGAGATTGCCAGCCGTCTCAACCCGCACGCCAAGCTGATCCTCGTCGACGGAACTGACGCCGCGAGGCCCATGCTCGACAATATGCTCGGGCACCCCTTCGACCTGATCGTGTCGAAGGACGGCAACCTTTCGGAAATTCCGAACTGTTCGGTCGATCTGCTGTTCTCGTTCGACACGTTCGTGCATTTCGGCAGCACGCTGTTCCTGAAATACATGCGGGAAATCTACCGGATCATGCGGCCCGGCGGACGGCTGATGTTGCACTACGCCCAGCGGTGGGACCATCCAAACGTGGTCGCGGACCCGTCGAACTGCTTCATTCCGCCGAATGTGTTCGCATTGGACATCCTCGCGAACTACTTCACGCTTGGAATTTCCGGAGCGCAAATCCCTATCCCACGCGGGTTTGGGTCAATGTTTGTGTCGGTGACGCGAAATGGTGGTTGACAATTTACGATTCGTGTGACCAGAATTCACGTCGAAAACTTGGAGTCCGGCGTGCGACGGATCGCCCCTGCGGGGGATCGCACAATGCCCGGTGTGGCATGGAACCGCGTCCAAAACACACCATCAGAGCGAAGATGACCGTTGAGGCGACGACATACGGACGGTCTTAGCGCGAAGTGCGTACTTCCCCGTGGTGCGGGTGAAATCGGGAAAACCACGAAAATAAGTCATTTCCGACGCAAGCGAACGACAACTCAACGTGAAGGAAGGCTTGCGCAGTGGCCCCCTGTACGGGGTCGCTGCGCTCACTCCAATCTAACGTGAAGTGTGGGGGCAAGGATGCGTGTCACGGCCAAGTCGATTGTGACGTTCGGCAAGTTCAAGGGCCGTCTGTGGGGCGACGTTCCGACCGACTACATCGCGCAGCAAGCGCAGTCCGGGCCGACGCAACAGATTCGCGACATCTCGGCCATCGCGCTGCGGGCGCTGACAAAGCATCGCACGCTGAAAAGGGCGAAGAAACAAGCATTCGGGGCGCGTCTGCGAAAAAATGTCGCGCTGCACGATGCAGAAAATTCGGTCGCCCCCGCTGTCGCATCGGATTTGTCGTGATACAATCATGCTGTTGATCCTGAATCGCCCCGTTCGTCGCGCACCCCTGCTAAGGTTTTGCGGCGGACGGGGTCATTTCATTGATGTTCAATCCGCCGAGGCCGATTCGCAATGAACCAAGGCTTCAATCGCGGTTCCTCCGGTGCAGGCCGACGCCGTTCACTGGCGTTGATGCCGGGCGAGTCGAGCGGCGAGGGCACGACCGGGAACAAAATCCCGCGCGGCACCACACTGGCAAGCGTGCGCCGTGGTCAGGCTCTGCTGCGGATGATGAACGACCGGTTGCCAGCGGGTCAGGATTTCAGCCGTGGCACGACGCGAGCGGGGCGACGGCGGAACTTCGCGTTGATGGCGGGAATTCAAGCGGCGACGCCGACGACGGGCGTGCAGGTCTACGACGGCAGCACGTCCGCCGGACCAGCGTTGCCCGCGTCCGTGTCGTGGGACGGCGAGAACTACGACCCCGAAGGCTGGTGGTCAAGCGGAACGGTGCTTACGTGCCCGACGAGCGGCACCTACGATGTGGAATACTCGTTCGACGTGAGCCAAGTCAGCCCGAGCGCGACGACCGTTATCGTCACAATCAACGGGTCTGGCTATGACACGCAAGTGTTCTCGTCGGGCGTGACGCCGATCACGAAGACGCAATCGGTTGTGTTCACGGCTGGCGACACGATCAGCATTGGCGTCGACGGTGGGACTGCGACCACGTTCAACAACGGATTACTGACGATTGGGTAGCTTGAGATGCGGGTTGGCCGCATACGTGGACTTCCAGTCGACGCAAAGGTTGAGGTCCGCGCTGGCCCAAATGAACACCTCTTGGCCGGTGCGTGTGTCGACCATCGTTTTGCCGAAGCCCTTGAACTCGGCCTCTTGCATCATCAGTTGGCGACGTGTTTCGCCGATGACATACCCGACCGCCCCGCAGATGGCGGCGACGATCAGGAAGGCGATCATGGGGATGCCGTGCTTCATGGCGTGTCCTTTGGGGTGATGCGGTGCTCGAACTTGCTGCAAAAGTCGGTTAGCTCGACTCGTGGAAACACGGCTTGGAGGTCGTGGAGTGGCGGCCCAGTCATGGCGACAGGCGGATTGATGCGGCACTCGTTGAACGTGTTTCCGGCGTTGGTGTTGTATGGCCCGGATCGCCACCAGCAGTTTTCGCAGCGTTCAAAGCGGATGAATTCGCGGCCCTTTTCGTCCATGTGATTCCCTTTAAGCAATGTCGGCAGCAAACAGGGCAACAGAGACATTCGCGGGTCGCGGCATGAGGTCGCAGGCGTGCGGGCGCTCACCCACGGTCGGGTCCAGGTACTTCAAGGTCGTGCGTCGATCCGCGTGGCCGAGCAGTTCCGTGGCGTCACCACCGACCGCGTGGAAGTGGCTGGCGGCTGTCTTGCGGAGACAGTGGAACATGCACTCCCGGCGGGTGGGGAGATTGGCGTCGGCAAGGATTTTCTTGTACTTCGAGTAGATATGCGTCGGTGCACGGTCCCACTCGAAGACGCGGTCGGCATCAGGCCGGAGCCGTCGCATCTCGCGCAGCAGGATCATCGTGTTCGCGTGGAGCTTGTGGGCCTTGTCTGCACGGCCACCCTTGCGTCCCTCGGCCCGCACGATGGCGAACCCGGATTCCCAGTTGATGTTCTGCCACTCCAGCGTCATGACCCCGCCGATGCGTTCGGCGCTGTCGTAGAACACGGAGCACAGCGCCCGCCACCAGATGCGGCCCGGAATGCCGGAGATGGAATACTCGACGCGGTTCGTGGCATCGAACAGGGCGGCAAGCTGGGCTTGTGTCCATGCGAAGGGGATGCGGGTTGGTTCCTTCATCTTGTTGATGACGGGAAACGTCGCCATGTGTCCGTTCTTGGCGAGGAACGTCCAGAGCGCTTGGACGTTGTCGCGGAACTTGTTGCAGGTCCTGGGCGCTGACGGACAGCGGACGTGTGGATCGTCGCCGCGCTTCATCCAGTACATGACATCCTCGACCGTGTCGTTCGTCAGGTCGTCTGTCGTGGCGGGCCTGCCGAGGAAGCGGCTGAAGCGTTCAATGCTCATGTGAAACTGGTTGAACGTGCTGGGTTTGCCGTCCCTGAGTTTCCTGCGGGCGTAAAGGTCGAAGGCGTCGCTGAGGAGCATGATTGGCCGATCCTGTTCTGGACAACGGTAGGGAAAACCTGTGATCGTAGAAAAATGCCCTACGATTCATTACGCGTCAAGAATGCTTTTTCAGGACGTCGTGTTGTGAGGATCGGAGTGGATTTGTGGTTGAATGGTGCCCCGGCCACTGACGGATGGAGAGTGTGTTTCCGCGAGGAGCACGATTTGCGTGTCGAGCGGTCGCGTTGGTGGTCCCGCAACATGCGAATTTTTCACCTCTCCATTCCGTCCTTTTGTCTGCGCGTATTGCAAACCCGATTCCAGAGTTTACGATTGGTGGTATGAAACCACTACCACACGACAAAACACTCTGGACTCCCGATGAATTCGCCGATCATGTCGGTTGTTCGCGGGAGCTTGTTTACTACCTGTGCCGCGCCGGGAAGATCGGGCGCAAATTCGGCAGCAAAGGCCGCTCGCCGTGGATACTCGAAGTCGCTGATTTTGCGAAGTTTGCGACGCGGACGACCATGCCGAAACTGCGAAATCAGAAAAATCTGTGAACATCCCTTGACGCATGTTACGATGTTGAGTAACATTCGTCAAGTGAGTTGAGCCTGTGGCGTGAAAACCACGGCTTGATTCAGGACCACCACAACGCTGTCCTGCTGGACGAAGCGGTGTGGCTACACCGTTGGGGCTTCATGCCCCCCATCGTGGGAAGATCAGTCATGTCGAACCCTCTCGGGTTTGTCTCAACGCCGGTCAGGGCGTTGAACGGTTTCGTGCTCGACGCGAACGGCAAAGTGCTGGCGAACTGCCACAGCAATGATGTCGGAGAGGTCGGGACGTTGGTTGTTTCAGCCATCGTCGCCAAGGCCCTCGATATTGCCGCGCGAGACATGAGCGAGTTCTTGGACCAAGACCCCGACAACGTGGGTTCGGTCTAAGCAAGCAACTCCCCCGGTGGCGGTCGTTGGTTTGGCGACCGATCCGGCGTGCAGGCCCATGTCGCGTAGCGGGCTTTGTGTACTTGGCCTTGGGGGCGTGTTCGACCCGCACGCCTAGCTAAACGTGGGCAGGGTCTTTCTTTGGAGCAACACATGGACGTTGTGCTCGGCGAGTTCGTGCTGACGGACCACGCGATTGGCGGTGGGGTCTGCCTGCTGGTGGCCGTGTTGACCGCCGTGGCGTTCTCGCTGCAAGGCGACAAGCGAATGTGACGGATCGGTGAGTGCCCACGGATGGGCGTTTTGGATCGGCGGCGTGGACGGTGACACGCGGCGATATCGGCGGAAGCCACTACCAAGGGCATGGTGTCCCAGCGGCAGCGGATAATAAGTCTTCCTCGTGGGTTCGACTCCCGTCCGGTCCTATCGCTGACGAGCGGAAGAAACGGAGCGTGCGAAATGAAAGCCATTTGGTTTGGCCGAGAGGCCGACGGGTAAACCGGAGTCCAGCCACGGACGCAATCGTGGTGAACGGATCGGCGGCGTGTGGGAAACGCATTACGACAACGGGATGGAGTGGTGTAACGGGTTCAATGCCCGGCCTCGGCTGACGAAGTCGCAGAGCAAGTCGACCACTCAAAGCAGGTCCGAATCCTGCCCGATCCACTCGAAGCAACAACAACCACAACAAGGAGGCAAGGATGCTGGTACTAACTCGCAAGGTGGACGAGACGATCTTCATTGGTGGCTACATCCGGATTCGGGTTGTCGACATTCGTGGCGACAAAGTGAAGCTGGGCATTGTTGCCCCCGAGGACCAGAAGGTTCTCCGCGACGACGCGAAGGAGCGGCAGCCAAAGCCACGGAGGGCTGACGATGCGTGAAGAACCGCGAGTCTACCGCATCGTGCGTGACAAGGGTTGTGCTGACCCTGACCCGTACATCGCCCTGTGCGAAGCGGTCGTGGAGAAGGCGCTGCAATCGCTCAAGAGCTTCTTCGACATCGTGAACGGCAAGACGATGAAGAAGGGTTGCGACGTGCGGCGACGGCGACGGGATGCACGCGGCGCGTGGCTGTGGATGACGCAGCCGGTGGGCAAGAGGGAGATGGGTCTGCCGTTTGACTTCTGCTGCGACGCGCTTGGGTGGAGTCCTGAGCGGATCGTCGAGGGGTTCAAGCGGCAGAGGACGAAACTCGAACTTCGTGAATTGGAGGCTCTCCTTGTTGCCGATCCCATTAGCTACGTCTCTGACCCCCGAGTGGTACGCAAAAAGAAAGCAAGGTATCGGAGCAAGCGAGTCGGCCTCACTTCTGGGCCTGCCGGGAGCGTACCAGACGCCGCTGGACCTGTACCTGTCAAAGACGACGGAAACAGCGACCGTAGAGAACCGGGCGATGCGGCGCGGAACGCTCTTGGAGCCGTTATTGATTGCGGAGTTCCAAGAGCAGTCGGGCCTCAAGGTGAAGGCGCACCCGTGCCCGTTGTACCAACACCCCGAGCACACGTTCCTTCTGGCGACGCCGGATGGGGAACTGGAGAACGGGGATTTGTTGGAATTGAAGACGCTTCATCCACGGTTTGCTTCTCAGCTTGGGGAACCGGGGACGGATCAAGCGCCGTTGAACTGGGTGTGTCAGGCACAACAACAGATGGCCGTCACTGGTGCCAAGAGGGTTCACCTGTTCTGCATGACGGGCTTCGAGGATTCCTGGCACGGGGTAGTCGAACGGAACGACCGACTCATCGACCTCATCATCGCACGGACGCGAGAGTTTTGGGCGATGGTCGAGGCACGGACGCCACCCCCGCCGGATTGGTCGCGGGCCTCGGACTTGGAAGCGATTGCCCGGCTGTACCCGGTGGACGTGGGCAAGGTCTTGCGGATGCCGGATCGGATGGCGGCGGCATGGATGCAACGCCAGCGGCTGGAGCAACGAGCGAAGCGGTTGGCGGCACGGGCGGACAAGCTCAAGGCGAAGGTGCTGCACGCGATGGGGGATGCGGAGATTGCGTTCCACCCATCGGTCCCGTGGGAGATTAGCCGCAAGGCGATGCCTGAAACGGAAGTGAAGGCGTTCACGAAAAAGTCACACGTTGTTTTGCGAGAGAGGAAGCGGCGGAATGAGTACGGCAACGCAATCGAAGGAACTGGCCCCGCTGAACAAGATTCGGTCGCTCATCAGCGCCGACTCGACCCGCCAGCAACTGGCGATGTCGCTTCCGAAACACCTGACGCCTGATCGTTTCGCGAGGGTGATGCTGAATGCCATCAACCGGAACCCGAAGATTGCGAACTGCACGCAAGAGTCGGTCATCCGCTGCATGATGGACCTGTCGGCGGTCGGCCTCGAACCCGATGGGCGGATGGCGCACCTGATTCCCTACGGCGACCAGTTGACGCTGATCGTCGACTACAAGGGGTTTGTCCAGCTTTGCCATCGGATTGGCGTGCTGGTGGAGGCAAACAAGGTTTGCCGGAACGATTACTTCGAGTGGAAGGATGGTCGGGTTTCGCACGGGATCGACTTCTCGAAGCCGCGTGGCGAAGTCTACGCCTATTGGGCGAGGGGCGTGTTGCCGGATCGTCGCGAGGTTCACGCCGTCATGACGAAGGAAGAGGTTGACGCCGTGCGGGCGAGAAGCCGGTCGGCGAACAACGGGCCGTGGGTCACGGACTACGACGAGATGGCCAAGAAGACGGTGTTCCGCCGCCTTACAAAGTGGCTGCCGACAAGCCCGGAGATGAACCAAATCATCAACGTCGAGGACGAGCACGAGCGTGCCGAAGTCGTGCGGCCCGTCTCTAACAAGTCGGTGTCGGACCAACTCGTCGAGTCGCTGACTGGAGCGACGGAACCCGATCCAGCCCCTGCCCCCGTGGTCCTCGAAGCCAAGGTCGTCCCGCAGGAAACGCCCGCATCGCACACGAAGGCGTGGTGGACGGCGGTCGTCGGGCAGAAGACGGCGGTGGCGGAACTAGATGGCCTGCTGGCGGACCTGGATTCGGACGACACGGTTCCGGCGGATGTGCGGAGTCATGCGAAGACGCAGATCGCGGTGGCACGGAAGTCGATGGGAGGTGCGAAGTGAGGAAGATGGATACCTCAGAAAAGGTTGCGGGCGTCGACAAGATCGAGCGATACGGCTGGAAGTCAACCGGTCGTCCGGGACGTTTGCAGTACGTCAGCAAGCGGCTCATCAAGACAGACTACGACGGCTACCAGCGTGAAGTCACCGAAAAGGCAGAGGCGATTTGCCGCGACTTTAGCTGGATGGCGATGGGTTGCCTCACTATTGCTCGCCGCCCTGACGGAACGCTGTGGGTGGTCGACGGCAACAATCGACTCACCGCGTGTTTGCGTCGCAGCGATATCGAGACGGTGCCCTGCATCATCTTCGACGTTGTCGACGTGAAGCAGGAAGCATCGGGCTTCATTGGTGCCAACAAGAACCGCAAGCCGGTCAGTTCGCTGGACACGTTCCGAGCCATGAAGACCGCCGGAAGCCCGGAGCACGGTGTCGTGGTCAGGATGCTGGACGAGCTTGGCCTGCACGTTTCCGGCGATTCCGACAACCCAAAGGGTGTGAAGTGTGTTTCTCAACTTCTCGAAGTGGTTCGGAAGTGCGGAGAGACCGAAGCACGCACGATTTTCGCTGCCGTACATGCGCTTGTTCACGGCAAGTCGCGGTGGATGAAGGCCCATGTTCAGGGCATGGCGTGGCTTCACACGAAGCTCGATTGCGAGCGTGGCGTCGGCAATGAGGTGTTCCTCACGCACTGCCGCGAGTGCGACATCGAGCGATTCAACAAGTCGTTCTCGATGAACACCGTGGACCACACGTCTGTGCACGCCGGAAAGTCGATCCTCTACGCCGTCAATTACGGGCGTCGCAAGGTGCTGTTCGGCAAGGAAATCCTCGGGGGCTGACCGATGGCACGCAAAACAGCGGAACCGATTGAAACCCGCGAGATCACGCTGACCGTCGCCCAATGGCGGTGGGTGGCGGAAACGTGGCAGATCACCGTCGAGAAGCGGGGCATGGGCGGCAAGATCACGCCGGTCATGGAGCAGTCCCTGAACAAGCTGTGTTCGTTCGTGCGGATGCACACGGACGGGAAGGACGAGAAGGGCGAGTTCGTCGTCAAGGCGTCGCTGCCGGGATGGGCGGCGGTGCTGGAATACCTGACGTGCATCCCATCGTCGAACGGACTCGGCTCGAAGATCGCCGCCCAGGTGTCAGGCAAGATGCAAACCGCAACCGTGACCATCGAGACGGACGACGGCGAGACGGTTGTGTGCGTCTGGTTCGAGCGGGACAAGCCCGATCCGACCGTGGGCGACAACGGTGCGATTTACATCAACCGCGTGAGCAAGCTGGTGGGCGGCGACCTTATTCGTCAATCGGCGGCGTTCCGCGACAAGTACGAAGAGAAGATTGAGGATGCGGTCGAGCAGTACCTGGGGGAGCGGCATGGCTAGGACGATGCTGGAAGACGCGGCGCTGGTCGCGTTCGGGCGGTTGATGGCGAGTCGTCCGCATGATCCGCCGGGGCAAGTGGCTGAGACGGCGATGGTGTTTGCCGAAGCGTTGGTCGAACGCTACGAGGCCCGCAAGAAGGGAAAAACGCCGGTCAAACGGGGCGAGAAGTTCGTGCCGCCGACTGTGGACGAGGTGCTGCGGTACTGCGAGGCGAACGGCCATATCGTGAACGCGGAGACGTTCGTGAACTTCTACGCATCGAAGGGCTGGAAGGTGGGGAAAGAAGGGATGAAGGACTGGCAAGCCGCTGTTAGGACATGGGCGAAAAACAATGAGCGAACCAACGGACATGGGGGCATTGTTCAAGGCGGTCGTTCCACCACGAACGAGCGGCGAATTGCGGGAACCCTCGACGCCGTCGCCGACTTCCTTGCCGATGACCAAACAACAGTTCGCCGAGTCGATGCTCGCGTTGGTCGCGCTCAAGCGAACGATGGAGTTCTCGAAGATTCAGCTTTGGGCGTGGTTCGCCGTGTTGAACAAGTACCCGTGGCCGGTGCTGAATCGGGCCGTGCTGGAAACGGCGCTGTCGAACGAGGCATTCCCGGACATCAAGGATGTGGTGGAAGCGTGCGACCGCCACTACCGGGTCAAGCAGTATTGCCCCTCGGGCGTTGAAACGGAGTGGAAGCCGCCGAAGTCGATGGTGGAAGACGTGGCAAGAGAACTTGGCTTGGAGGTTTGAGAATGAACGGCGAAATGAACCAGATCATCATCACCGGCGTTGTGAGCAAGCCCGTCGAAAAACGACAGGCGGGCAACTCTGTCGTGGCGAAAATCCCGATGTTGGTGAAGAAGGAAGTGAAGGGCCGCGAAATCAAGTGCTTCGTGGATGTGAAGTGCTGGGGCGGCTTGGCGGATGCGATGTACGAAACGCTGGAGGAAGGCAGTCGCATCCTCGTGTCCGGCGAGTTGGAACAAGAAAGCTGGCAGGACAAGGCGACCAGCAAGTGGAACTATCGCCACGTCATCAACGCGAAGCATGTGACCTCGCTTTCGCCGATTGTCGTGCGTGAGCCTGAGCCTGCGGGTGAGACGGCGGTGGTGGATGCGGGTCCGGACGGAGGGTGTGTCGACCCTGCCACGGATGTTCCTTTTTGAAAGGCGAGCATGATGATGCTACCGGACGCGGGAGACACATGGGTGCGAGAGGGTGGGTCGTTCAAGGACCGAGAGGAGCGGTTCGTCACCGCGGTCGACAACGAGATGGTTCACTTCGAGCAAAAGACGCTGAGGTTTCCAAAGCGGGAAGCGGCGGCGCTTCACAGTCAATGGCGGGCGTGGGCGGAGAAGGCACACAGGAGGCGAGCATGATCTACATCGGTATCGACCCCGGTGCCAGCGGTGCGATTGCGGTGATCGACACGGACCCTGTTCCGGGCCTGCCGTCTATCTCGCTCTGCCGCTTGTCGGAGACGGAGCAGGGAGTCGCTGCGTTTCTGGACGAGCGATACAAGGACACCGCCGAGACCTTTGCCCTGATCGAGCGTGTCCACTCCATGCCGAAGCAAGGCGTGGCGTCCTCGTTCAAATTCGGTCAGTCCTACGGCTTCCTGCGGGGCTTGCTGACGGCATATTGCGTCCCCTTCGAGGAGGTGAACCCGGCGAAGTGGCAAGGGGCGTTGTCGTGCCGCACGAAGGGGGACAAGAATGTGACGAAGCAGAAGGCCGGGCAGTTGTTTCCGGGGATCAAAGTGGCTCACTGGAACGCGGACGCCCTGCTGATCGCGGAGTATTGCCGCAGAACGAAAGGCGGTGGCGAATGAACCCTGACACAACCCCAACCCCCGAAGGCTGGCATGAGTTCTGGCCGTGCTTCATTCGCAAGCATGGGGACAAGACTGCGGTGCTCGATCACTCGTCTGTAAGAGGTTGGTGGTGCCGCATTCACAGGCACGAGAATTTGGAAGAGGAAAATGGGTTCCTGCCACTCGCCGACGCCGTCGCATGGGCCAACGAGCAACTCGGCGTGACGAAGCCGGTCGTTGTGCACGAGCGGGGATTCGACGACGGCAGCGTTCTCGTGTGGCGAGAGGACGGCAAGGCGTCGGCGCGGGTTAGTCATGACCAAGGTTCTTTGCTTTGGTACATCGATGGATTGGACGAGGACCGTGGAGCAAGAGAATCTGCCCTGACCGCTGCCCACGATTACGTGAGGGGGGGGCAATGAGCGAGCAACCGCAACAAGGCGACGTGTGGGAGAGGGATGGAAGGCGTCGCGTCGTTGATCGCGTCGTCGGAGAAACCAAAATCGGATTCGACGTGTGGTGGAACGGGAGAACGTATCCGACTTGGTGTACGACGTGGAGAGCGTGGGCATCGAAGGCCAAGCTGATCGAGCGAAACGGAAAGGCGGTGGAAGCGTGAAACTCGACCCGAACTCACCGGCGTATCCGGTGGAATGTGATTACGTCGATGGCGTGCCTCGTGGTCGCCAGACAGCCAGTAGAGCGGGGTACGAGACCGGCCTTACCGTGCGGCAGGAGTTTGCCAAACACATGATGGGCAACCTTCTGGTTGGCGTTGACAAGCCGAATATGCAGGTCTGTGCGAGTCTCGCTGTCGAAGCCGCCGACGCCTTGATCGCCCAGTTGAACAAGGAGACAGCATGACCGACGAACGAGTCCTGTGTGTGCCGAGTGCGTTTTGGAACTTCATCGCCGACGCTGGATACAGCCACTCCGACAGGCTGGGTGCGTTGCTTGCACAAGCGACCTACCGCAACCGCAAGACGCCGAACGACGACGGCCCGCCAGCCGAAGAGGACGAGCGATGGGTGCAACTCATCCCCTACGTTCTCGTGTTCGACGAACGCGGGCAAATCCTTTCTTACAACCGTGGCGACAAAGGCGGCGAAAACCGTCTCGGCGGGAAGTGGTCCTGCGGCTTCGGCGGGCACGTCAACGACAAGGATGAAGGCTGGCTTGGCGGTATCGTGCGGGAGCTTCGCGAGGAGCTTTGCTTCACTGCCGCGATTGTCCCGCCGGAGACGCTTTTCGGCGTTGGCGATTGGGCTGTCCTGTCCGGCCCGCTCGGCTTCCTGCGTGACGACTCAACGCCTGTCGGTCGCGTGCATCTCGGGGTGCTGTACGAGATCAAGGCCGGGAGCGTGACACCGAAGGAAGACGTGGCTTGGACGTGGTCGAGTGTTGGGTTGCTTCGGCGGATGGCGGAGAAGAATCCGGACGACCTCGAAAAATGGTCGCGGATGGCTCTGGACGTGCTGAAAGGCGGTGCGTGATGGACCCGGTGCGACTGCGAGAGTTGATTGCGTTGATGCGAAAGGGCATCGACACATACCTCGAACGCAAAGAGTTGCTTGATGCGGACGAACTCCTCACCTGCCCCGAACCACTGACGCTCGCGAGGGCTGTCGAGGTGGTTGGGCGGGAGCCGGATCACGGTTCCGGTAGGTTTTGGAGTTGGCATGGGGGCATTCACCTCACAAAGAACACACACGAAGATCGAGTTTCGATCCTGAAGGTCGATGAGGTGTACGAGAACATTTACCTGCCAACGGTCGGCCAATTCGCGTGCATGGTGTTGGCTGCGAAACAGGGGGTGGGGGGATGAAGCTCTACGCGGTGTACGGTCTTGATGGGTATCCGGTGAGACCTCCAGAGACAACCGAGTCCAAGGCTTGGAACCGGGTTGCGAGGTTTATCGGGATGTCCGTTGACGAGTTGAAGGACAGAAGGGGCTACACCTGCGAGGAAGTCGAAATCGTGCGGAAGGGGGAGCGGGATGCGTCCGAAAAAGAATGAGTGGTGGATGGTGGTTTCACCAAATGGCGAGATTTGGCCGAACAGCGCACGCGGCACGAAAAAGGAATCGCAAGAGGTGCTTGCGAGCGTGCAGTACCAGTGGTGTTACTGGAAGAAGCAAGGCTACCGCTGCGTGGTGGTCGTGATTGCGGAGGTGAAGCGTGGCAAAGCAACCTGAACAGCGGCACGGCACGCTCGTCTCGCACGAGGAGCTTGAGCGACTGAGGGCCTACGAACGCGAGTTGGAAGCTGTCTCCAACATCCTGACGAACGTACATCCGATGGGAGCCGTGAAGACCATCGGCATGCGTGAGGCGGCGACGGCACTGGGTGAAGTCTTGGAAAAGCAAGCCGTCTCGCACGAGGACGCGGCGTTGCTGCGGGAGGTGAAGCGGCTGGAGAACGCCATCCGGAATGGCTCGCCATACAGCCTTGTCGATCTCATCAGCTTTGACACCGACGAAAAGCGGTGGAAAGTTGGAATCGATGCACCGAGAGCGATTTATTGCGGTGGTGGCGACACCCTCACTGCTGCCCTGTCTTCCGCGCTCGACGCGGCTGATGTGCCATCATGACCGACACGACGCCGGTTGTGGGGGATGAGTGGGTCGACGCCGATGGCATGAAGGTTGAGCCTGTCGAGCTAATGGGCGTCGGCGGGGAGCGCGGCTTGTACGTCAAGGTTGACGACGGGGCTGTGGTGTGGTGGTCGAGGGTGACATGGGATCAATGGGCGGCGAACGCAAGGAAGGTGACGTGATGACCAACCCGCACGACACGCCGGAGCAGCGGCGATTGTTCAGCGAATGGTGGGAACGAAAATACTGCGAGGAAGTGCATTGGAACGAGAAGGGGCCGATGCGGGTTATCCACTGGGGGGACTGGTACGGATGGCTCGTCTGCCGTGCCGCGAACGCAGCCGAGGTCGCCGAACTGGTGGGGCTGCTGCGTCGTGTGGATGACGCTGGCTCGAATCTTATCGGGTGCGACCTGATGGCAGACATCAAGGCCGCAATCGCCAAGCACGGGGGAAACGCATGAGCATGACACAAAAACAGATTGACGAACTCGAAAGCGCCGTGCTTTACCGCGATTGGCGACGCGTCAATGGCGTCATCTGTGCCGCAAACTCCGAAGCCCACGAGCGTGCCCTGACGCCGACGCGGGAGTGGCTGGCTGATGAATCGCAAGGATACGACGCCGACAGGGACGGCTATCTGTTTGGCGAATACATCGTGCTTCCACTGCCGACTGGACAGTGCGTTGTTCGCCTTGAACGCAATTGGAACACAATCGCCTACGTCACCACACGCGGCCAACTCCTCGACCTGCTGAGCGGACTGGGGGTGCGAACGTGACCACAGACGAACGAGCGGCGGCGTGTGCGGAAGAGATTCTGCGGCAAATCACCAGACGCGGGAATGTTCCGTTCCAAATCATCATCGCCCGCCACATCCGCGAAGCCGTGGCCGAGCGGGATGCGCTGCTGAAAGAAGCCCTGAGTCTGCGGGAGCTTGGTGCGTTGGAAGAACGGACGCCGATCAAGGGTCGCAACGCCCATCGGTACACGAACGAAGCGAACGACATTGAAGCACGAATCAAGGCCATGATCGGAGGGGCAAGATGAGCGAGCCTGACAACTGGCTGAAAGACGCCCCGGAGCCGGAAGTGTCGCGGCTGGAACCAATGCCCTACCCACTCACACACATCGAAGTCCCGGTCGACGAACTGGACCAACTGCGTGCGGCTGCTGCGGAACTGGCGGAGATCAAGCGGGTTTGGGGGATGAAATGAACATGAACTGCCAACACGACCCAAGCGGCTGGTGCATCGACTGCGTCACCGACCTTCAAGAAGAGAACGACAAGCTGAAGACGCAGCGTGACGAGAGGGGAGGTTGAGCGAATGCCAAAGATCGGACGGCAGCAAGTTCGGACGGTTACGCTTGCTGACGACGTGGTCCGCATGGCGGAATTTCTCGCTTCGCTATCGGACGAACCAGTTAAGAGGCGAGTCGAGAGAATGATTCGCAAGGCGTATCACCGTACACGGAGGGCACTTACGTTGAAGGAGAAGAGGGGCTACTAACGCAAAATAAAACTGAAACAATATCCCCTGTCGATTCAACCTTGGCGGGGGGGTTGTCATGCTGAGCGGCTATCGGACGAAGATTGCGTGTGGTCTCGGCGCGGCCATTTGCCTATGGCGTGCGGCTGTTTGTCCGCAGGTGTATGGCGGTGAAATCGATCCGGCGGCGTGGGACTGGATCGTCCGTGCGATTCAGTTTGCCGCGTTGTATTTTTTCCGGCTGGCGATCCCCAAGGACTTCGGCCCGCAACTCAAGCGGCTGATCGAGGCGTTGGCTGATCTTGCGCCGCTGATACTGTCGTTGATGGAGCAGTTCCGGAAGCCGCCGACGCCTGCGCCGGACGTGAACGTGTTCTCGGTGCCGACCGACATGGAGCCGCCTGCCGGTGGTGTTGGTGTGTTGGAGTCGGGCCTGTTCGTCGAGAAGACGCCGAGCGGTGCAACGACGATCGGTTGTTTCGCCCTGCTGCTGTGCCTCGCCGGTGTCGCCAATGCCGCCCCGCCGAAGGCTGTCATCAACGGCCCAACGACCGGGACCGCTGGCGAACTGCTGACGCTGGATGCCTCGCAAAGCGAAGGCGAGAACATCAAGTTCCTATGGCGCGTGACGCCTGACGTGGCCGGTCGCCGCCTGTTTCGCGTCTGCGATAAAGACCCCTCGCGGGTGTCCATTGCGAGCCTGCCGGGGACGTGGGCGTACACGCTGGTCGTCTCCAATGCCGATGGCGCGGACCTCCTGACATGGGTCGTCACGATCCCCGGCACTCCGCAGCCGCAGCCGTCTCCCCTGCCCCCCCGCCCCGGTCCCGACGTTGTCCCGCCATCGCCCTCGCCGCCGATGCCGCCGACTCCGGGACCGGGGCCTGCTCCAAGCCCGACACCGGGGCCGACGCCCGACCCGGCTCCGAGGCCTCCCGAGCCGACGCCGGTCCCACCGGTCCCGGTGCCGTTGACAGGTTTCGCCGCTGACGTGGCTTCGTGGGTGAAGCTGGTCGTTTCCCCGACGCGGGAAGCCGAGGCCAAGCGATTGGCGGATGCGTGTGAGGCGACGGCGTCCGCGATTGCGGCGGGTGCGCACTCCGGGCCTGCGGCGATCTTGGCGGCAATCAAAGCAGCGAACAACGCGGCGTTGGGTGCGAGCCTGAGCGCGTGGGGTCCGTTCGCTGCGAGGTACACGGCGGCGCTGGGCGTCAAATACGCGGCGCGTGAACTCACGACCAACGAGCAATGGGCGGCGATGCTGACGGAGACGGCCAAGGGGCTGCGGGGGGCGAAATGAGCGGTCGGCAGTGGACACACACGAAGCGGGCGATATGGCTGGTGGTCGGCGTGACCCTCGGCGCTGCGCTGACGATGTGGCTGTCCATGCCGCCATCGACAACGCCCGAAGAACACCGCTACGGGCTGATCGAGAATTGGGCGGAAGAAGCCGCGCCGATCATCGCGGCGAACCCGCCGTTTCAGTTGGTGGATGAGAACGGCAACGCGATTGTCCAAGACAACGCCAACGCGAACGTGCGGCTGTGGGACGGCGTGGTCAAGGCCCGTGGCTCGCATCTGCGCAACTACCCGCAGCAGGTCGGGGACTGCGTTTCGTTTGGGGTGAAAAATGCGGTTGAGTACCTTTTCGCGGCTGACGGGGAACGCGACTTCCGAGAGGTTCATCCGAGTTACTTCTATGGATACGCTCGCGTAATCGTCGGTAAGGGTGCCGTCCGTGGCGACGGTGCGGTGGGTGCGTGGGGAGCAACAGCCGCACGCGATGGTGGTGCGCTGTTCTTTACCGACAACGGGGTTCCCGCCTACCAAGGAAGCCTCGCGAGGGCTTGGGGCAAGGACGGTCCCCCAAAAGCCTTCGTCGACATCGCCAAGACCCGCCGCGTCAAGACGATCGCGCCGGTTCGGACCGCCGTTCAATGCCGCGATGCCATCTGCAACGGCTACCCGGTGACGGTGGCCAGCATGTTCGGGACCAGCGATATCCGCGAACGCGATGGGCGGATGGTGGCGCGTCGCAACACGCAATGGGCGCATCAGATGTGCTGCGTGGGGTACGACGGTCGCGGGCTGGTGGCTTACTTCTACGTGCTCAACTCGTGGGGCGAGGCCGCGCATCCGCGACCGCTGCAAGGCGAGCCGCCCGGAGGGTTCTGGGTGACGGTCGACGATATGCAGTGGATCACGTCCACCGGGGATTGCTGGTCGTTCAGCGACTTGGACGGGTTCCCGGCGAGGGAATTGGACTTCAACGTGTTTGGTCAAGCGAAACCAGCGCCGCGTGGTGTCGCCTCGTTGCGGAAGACGGGGGTGGCGCTGTGACCATCCGTGTCGAACATACCGAGCACTGCACACTGTACTGCGGCGACTGTCTGGACGTGCTGCCGACGCTGGGCAAGGTGGATGCGGTTGTGACCGATCCGCCGTATGGGATTTACGACAATGGCGGAAAATGGGGCCGAAAAGGCGAATTGACATGGGACCGGGAAGCGGCTGATGTTGCGGCGTTTGTTGACTTATCGCCAGAGGTTTTTATCTGGGGCGGAAACTACTTTCCGCTGCCGCCGTCTCGAGGATGGCTTGTCTGGTACAAGCGTGACTCAGTTCCGTCAGCAGCGGATTGCGAACTTTGCTGGACCAGCAAGGACATGAACACAAGGCTGATTGATCAAACAATCAGCGCGACTAACGCTGAGAGGGTCGGGCATCCGACTCAAAAGCCGCTCCTCGTGATGCTGTTTACGCTGTCTTTTGTTGACGGCGACCTAATCCTCGACCCGTTCGCAGGGTCGGGCACAACCGGAGTCGCCTGCATCCGCACCGGTCGCCGCTTTATTGGCGTCGAGAAGGAGCCGAAGTATTTCGAGATCGCCCTGCGTCGCATCCGCGAAGCCGAACGGATGGCGCACTGCAATCTGTTCAAGGAACCGAAGCCCGTCGAACGCAAACAACTTTCTCTCGTCTGAGGCATACGTGATTCAGATCGGCAACACCGCCGTGCATGTTGGGGACTGTCTGGAATCGCTTCGCGCGATGCCGGATCGGTCGGTCAACTGCTGCGTCACGTCGCCGCCGTATTGGGGGCTGCGGGATTACGGTGTGTCCGGTCAACTCGGCCTCGAACCAACCCCGGAAGCCTACGTCGCCAAGATGGTCGAGGTGTTCCGCGAAGTGCGGCGTGTGCTGCGGGACGATGGCACGCTGTGGCTGAATTTGGGGGATAGCTACAACACGTCTGGCACGCGACAAGGTAATGGCCTTGGTGGAATGCACGGAGACGGAGAGGGTACATCGCATCGCGCTGGATACCGTGGCGCGTTCGTTGGGCTAAAACAAAAAGACCTCGTCGGCATCCCGTGGCGTGTCGCGTTCGCACTGCAAGCCGATGGATGGTGGTTGCGTCAAGACATCATATGGGCCAAGCCGAACCCCATGCCCGAGAGCGTGACCGACCGCTGCACGAAGTCGCACGAGTACGTTTTCTTGATGGCGAAGTCGGAGAGGTATTTTTACGACGCGGATGCGGTGAAGGAAGTTGCGGAAACAAAACCGCACGCACGGGGCGGGACGCACGAATCGCTTGGCGGGCCAATGGATCGAGGTGGTCACAGCCAGTACGACGCCGCACATCAGTCCCGAGTGTGGGGCGACGGCACCCGCAACCGCCGCTCCGTCTGGCAAATCTCCACCCGCCCATACAAAGGCGCACACTTCGCCACTTTCCCGCCAGCACTCATTGAGCCGTGCATCAAGGCGGGTTGTCCGGTCGGTGGTGTGGTTCTCGATCCCTTCGGCGGGAGTGGAACAACCGGACGTGTGGCGAACGACCTTGGACGCAATGCCGTGCTGTGTGAGTTGAATCCGAAGTATGTGGACCTGATCCGCGAGCGGCTGACCGCTCCGGCGAAGCCTGTGAAGAAGCCACGCAAAAAACCCGCACTTGTCTAACGAGGTGTGACGTGTCCCGCATTCTGTCCGCTCTTGCCATCGCCATGTCGCTCGTCTCGGGAGCCATCGCCGACGATCCGCCGTTGGACTTCGGCGTGTTCGACCCGATGCCGCAACTTGTAAGCAATCCTTACACGTTGGGCGAGAAGCTCGATTTTGACGTGTTCGGGGCCGGGAAGACGGTCGTGGTCGCGGAACCGCTGGACTTCAGCGTGTTCGAGCCGATGGACACAAAGCCCAGCGTGAGCATCAAGCCTGCTGCGAAAATTGTCCCGACGCCGACCAAGACCGGAGGCTACCCGTTGAGAACAACCCGGTGGACCGGCCTGCCGAAAGACCGTGCCGCCGCTGTGACGCATCTCTCGACCGGGGCGCACGCGGGCATCTTCGATTTGACGTGGCTGGCGAGTCTGTCGATGGACGAACTCGAATCGCTGCACGCGGATCATCACGAGGGGTGCATCGACGAAACGGCGGTCAAGCGGGCGAAGATTCTGCCTGCCAAGCCGCTGCCGGTCGCGAGTGTGCAGCAACCGCAATGCACGGTGTTCTGGAATGGTCGCCAGTGGGTGAGGGTGTGCCGGTGAAGTAGTCGAAGCCCGTTTCCTTTGCCGGAAGGGGGTGGTCCATCTCGGCGGCATGATGCCAACGCCGAAGGGGGCAGGACGCCCCCGAGTTTTTTGTGGGGTGAAGCATGGCGCTCTCTGTCTCGACGGTGTCGCCGTCAACGGGTTCGACGGCTGGCGGAACGGTCGTCATCATCACGGGGACGGACTTCACGGGTGCAAGCGCGGTCGCGTTTCGTGGCGTGGCAGCGGCGTCATTCACCGTTCTCAACAGCATGACGATCACCTGCGTCTCGCCTGCCGGTACTGTCGGCGCGTGTGACGTGGGCGTGGAGACGGGCGGAGGTGCCTTCTATGCGGCCAAGGTGAATGGATTCACCTATGTGCAAGGCTCGCTCTCTCGATTGCTGCTGACTGAGACGCCGCTGCCTCTCGGGGCACAAGCGGGCGGGACGCTGCTGATTCAAGGAACCTCGGCGCAATTGGGTGTGACCGGGACATACGACGCGGAAACCGAAGACGAACAGGAGGATCGCTGACATGCCATCCACAAACGGGAAGCGAACAGTATCGCAACGGCGGTTCAACAGCCTGTCGTCGAGCACGAACATCGCGCCAACCAGCACGGTCGGGTCGGTGGAAGAGGTGGAATTGCACGTCCTCGGTGCTGACGTGTACGTGTCGCAAGACGGGACGGCGGCAAGCGCGACAAACGGGGTGCTTGTCGCCTCCGGAACGCGATACACCTGCCGTGGACCATACACCGACCTGTACGTCATCGAGGCGGCGGCAAGCGCGGACGTCCGCGCCGTGTTCCTCGGTCCGAAGAAACCCGAATTCGTGGGGGCCTGACAATGCCGCAGATCACGCAACTCTCTTCGCTCACGGCGGTCGCGAACGGCGATATCCTGCCCATCGTGGATATCTCGGACACGGCGCAGTCCTCGGCGGGGTCGACAAAGCGGGTCACCATCGGAGCCATCTCCGACGCGATGGGGCTGGCGTCCATTGCCGGTGGGCGATTGACCCTCACCTCTGGCGATCCGCTTGCGCCTGCCGTGGCGTCGGGATCGACGATCTACTACACCCCGTTTACCAGCGACGTGACATCTCTGTGGGACGGCACGACGTGGGTGCCTGTGACGTTCACGGAGGCGTCGCTGGCGCTCACGGCGACCTCGGGAAGCATGTACGACGTGTTCGGGTACATTAGCGGCGGGGCGCTCACGCTGGAGACGCTGGTGTGGACCAACACGACGACGCGGGCGACTGCCTACGCCATCAACGACGGGGTCATCACCAAGAGCGGGGATAAGACGCGGCGTCTGCTGGGATCGTTTTACGCGATCTCGACGAACACGACGGCGGACAGCAATTCGCAGCGGTGCCTGTGCAATGCGACCAACCAGATCCTCAAGCGCGCCCTGGTGTCTGACACAACGTCGCACACTCACACGACGACGGCGCGGGCTTGGAACAACACGACGACGGGCACGCGGTTCGAGTACGCCACCTGCCTGCCGTTCAATCGCCCCTTTGTGTCGCTGTGGGCGGATATGACGCCGGGCGGTGGCATCACCGGGAGCGTGGGGCTGTCGCTCGATGCTTCGACCATGCCGAGCACAACGCCGCGTCTCACGTCCGTGGGCGTGCGTGTGGCGGGGTCTGCGGGCGTGATTCACAACGCCGGGACGAACATCGGCTATCACTACTTGCAGGTCGTGGAAGAGTCCAGCGGATCATCCACGACGTTCTCCTCGTTCGTGATTGACGGGCAGGCGTGGTGCTGACCGCGTTCTCAGCCGATCAACGCAAAAACCCCCGACTCGGAAAGCTCCGGGCCGGGGGTTTGGCGTTCTCGGGCGGTCATTGCCACGCGATGAAGTTCGTCCCCTTGTGCTGCTGAATCACCAGCGAGAACGTGCCGGGGCAGTGCTCGCAACTCATCGTGATTGACAGCGCTGAGCGGCGCGACGGCGTTTTCCCGATGGGGTTGGTGCCGAGGTACACCACGGCCTCAGCCTCGTCGCTCCCCACGAGCGTCCCGACACCGTGCGTGTGCGTGTTGATGCTTCCGCACTTTGGGCAGCGGATGCACTCGCCGTCGCACACGGGAGAGAATTGTTCAAGGTGGACCAGCTTCTCGGCAATTGCCGGGTCGTACTTGTTCATGTTCAGGAAGTCGAACAGATTCAGTTCGTCGATCTCGAATCGCTCAGCAATCGCTTTCGTCGTCCACCCATGCTTTTCAATCACGCGGACGATGCCGAAGACGATCGTCTTCTGCGCGTACTCAACGGCGGGAACATCGGTCGTTTCCATGTAAGCCTTTCTTTCGTGAACTGTGGTTGCGTTCTCAGACTCTCAATACCTCGCTTCGTGCTTCCGTGGGTCGTCCCTGCGGTCATTCATCACCGCCCTGCGTCCGATCTCCCTCGCGATCTTGTCCGCGAAGGGCAGATGTCGGACGTGGTCCAGGTACGCTGTCAGTTCGGACGGCCTCGCGCCAAGGTCCATGAGCATGTTCTTGGCCGCGAGCCGTGAGCAGCAATGCGCGAGGTAGACCAAGCGCATCCACTCGGCGGGCGTGAGGGGGACCGTTGCGTCGGGCGGGCCGATCAGGTCGGGGTGGGTCACTTGGGTGTCTCCTGTGGAATGGCGCTGATGGCGATGCTCGACCACCACGCATCGCTGCCGGGGGCGCGCCGTCTCCGGCAATCGCACGGACTTGACTCGCTGACGAGCATGGAAAGCCGTTCGCGGGCGCTGTCTTCCGCGTCGGATTCGCATTCGGCGCAGATGGTTGACGGCATTTGGTCCGTAGGGTCTGGATACACGCCGTCGCGGCACGGGTGGCTGACGGACTGACCGGCGGTGTGTTCGACGATGATTGTGTATGTGTTCACTTCGTCACCTCCCCGCGTGCTTTGGCGATGGCGTGCTTCTGTTTCGCAACCGCCTCGTCGTGCTCGATGCCGATGTCGATGGTGTCGCCGTCTCGCGTCTCGATCCAGCGGAAGCCGGGCAGGTCAATCAGTTGCTTCATTTGCATCGCGTGGATGCGTGAGCAGTTCCGGGCGTGCATGGGGCTGATCTTCGCCTGAAAAATCTTCCCGTGACTCGTCGCCATGTAGACCCATTCGAGCGTGGGGGGCAATCCCATGATCTCGGAAATCTCCTGGATCATGTCGTAGTGCCACTCGGCCAGCGGATAGTGCTCGCGGTCGAATTTGTCGTTGTAGGTGACGTTCGGTGAGTCCGTTGTCAGCCTCTCTCGCAGGTCTTGGCAAGCGTACTCGGCGGGCGAGTCTTCGCTGGTCGTGTCTTCGATGTGGCGGATGGCGTCGATGAGTTGGTCGCGTGTCATTGCGTTGCTCCCTTGTGGTGTTAAAGCTGGTCAGTTGCCGCGTGCGGATTTGACTGCGGCCTCGATCTCTGCTCGGTTGGTGAAACGGTCGGTATTGCGGGCGTCGGTCGGAACCCAAACCCAATAGCGATCAAGCTGCGATCCGACCCACTCGCCTTTCCACCCTAGCTTTTGCGCCAAGGCCTTTGCGGCGGCGGCATGGATATCCTCGTGGAGCATGCGCGTACTGTCGTCCGGCGACATGGTGACGGACTGACCGGCGGCGCGTGCAATGATCCGCGAGGGTCGCGTGTTGGTCGGGCCGTGATACTTCGTGGTGATCGGTTGCATTGTCGTTCTCCCCTCTCAGGACGTTCTCGGGCGATCTGGCCTCGTCAGCGGTGGCATTACCACGCGGACCCGCAGAAGCGGGTTTCGGCCTCATTCAAACAGGTTGCCGCGTGACAGCGTTTCGATGAACGCGGTCTCGGCCTTGATGTGCTTCAGGAACGCGGCTTTCGACTTGTAGGCTTTCCACCGTTTCGGGAAGCGGCTTCCGTCCACTCGTTCGGCAATGCGGCTGGCGCACCGATCCGGCGTCCAACCGGCTTCCCACAAATCGCGGCGCACGCGGCGGGTTGCGCGATAGCCGATTGCAGGCGAGCCGTCATAGTTCCGATAGGCGAATTCGGTGACGTGGGGAGCGAGGCGACGAGCCAAGTCCCAAGCGGCGAGGTCGTAGGCGTCAATCGCGGCCTCGATCTCGCGGGACTGCGCCAACTCGCGTGCGGCTTTCAGGCGTTCAGCGGCTTCGCGTTCCAGGCGTTCAGCGGCGCGTTGCACGGCCTCGACCATACCGGGATTGACGCCCGAGAAGGTTTCGATGCAACGCGAGCCGACAAAACAGGTGTCGCCCGTGGTCGGGTTGCGCAGTTGGAACAGGTATCGCAACCCCTCGTGTTTGCACGCGCAAACGCCCGTGCATCGCGGGTCTTCCGACACGTTGCCGGTGAAATGCCAGTCAGCGCCGTTGCCCAGTCGGGTTACGAGATTCCGCGCGTGGTATTCGGACCTGCGGAGCCGTTCCCCGGCTGTCGATTGCTCAAATAGGGTTTGCTGCATTGTCGGTCTCTCCAGTCGAGAAAAGGGGCGTTATCGGCCAATCTGGCCATTCCCCGCGCCGGTTGCGATGCCGGTTACGCGATTCGCGGGGCGTTGTGGGGTTATCATCAGAATCCAGAGAGCATCAGGTCACGGATCGTGCGCCAGTATTCGCCAGAGAATCGCGAGCGGTCGATAACGCTCGCATCCTCGGCCATCGTCTCGCATTCCCATCGCATGGGGGCGCGGAGTTTGCAGTCCCAACCGTTCCAGATTGTCATCGGTCTTCCTTTCAGGAATGTGGAAACAGGGTTCAAACGAGCGTCAATCAGGCAACCATCTCGCCCGCCTCGATGGCCGAGAGCATGGCGCGAAGATTGTTCCTGCACGATTTGGCCAGCGCGATGTATCGTTCGATTGGCTGACCGTCGAGGCCCTCGGCTTGCGCGATCGTCCGCGCTCGTTCCGCGAACGGTTTCGCGAGGTCTCGGCGCGACAGCGGCAGCGGGACACAGCGGGACAGCAACGGTGAGGAATCGTCGCAATCCTCAAACAGGGCGTTCTCTCCCTCGATGGTTGTCGTGAACAGCCAAACAACGTGAGCCGGAATGCGCTCCAGCGTCACCAGCAATTGGCGAATCACGTCCTTGCGCAGACCGTGAGCCTCATTCACGATGAACGCTCGCCCGCTTTTCGCGCCGATTGCGCGTGTCCGGCAATCGCGCTCGATCTGGCGAATGTCGGCGACGGAACAGGCCGAGGCGTCCAATTCCTCAATCGCGAGGGCGTCGGCATGTTCTCCGGCGATCAAACGCGCGATTGTGGTTTTGCCTGTCCCGGACTGGCCCGCAATCCAATAGGCCCGTCCAGCCAAACCGCCGCGCGAACGGAGAAGATTGAGTTTCGCGAGGGTTTTGTCTTGGCCGACAACGGCGGACCAATCGGTGGGGCGGTGACGTTCGTGTAGCATTGTGGTGTCTCCGATGTTCGGATGGTTGGGGGATCAGTCGGCTTCGATGGCGTTGCGCAATCGCGTGTTGTATGTGTCTCCGCGCCAAGAGTTAGAGCCGAAAGCGATATCCCCGGCACCGATCTTGTCGGCATCGAAAACGGCCGTTGCCATTGGGTAGTCGGGGAACGTGATACCGACCATGTTCCGACCGTCTTCCGTGAATCGGAAGACATGGAACGGCGCTCCGAAGACTCCGTTCCGGTGATAGGCTTGCTCGACGATTTCCATGTTGGTCTCCCTAGTTAGGATTGATGGCTTCCCGGACCGTCTCGCGACGGTTTCGGCCATTGCCAGTGGCCATCGTCAGCGGGACTCAATCTGCGGTCCGATCCATCGCACCAAATGCGACGGTTCGCGCTTCACGAGGCCAGTACGCTCCAGTGTCCGCAGACACGAATTGAATCCTTCGAGCGTCACACGCCCCATGAGGGCAGCATAGATCGTCCCTTCCGGGATAGATCCCGCCTCGCGAATGGATTCCGCGACGGCGAAGGTGACCTGCAAGGCGGCTTTGACGTGTTCGGCGTTCATCGTGTTTCTCCCGTATCGGGACAATCGGACAAGCGGCTCCACGAGCCGCATTCCCCCCGCGCGGAGTCGAACCGCGCTTAGGCCACTGGGGGACGTTGAATCACGTCGCATCGGGGAACACAGGCTCTTGCGAGCGACGGCCATTGACGACAGGGAACAGCGATTCCCACTCGGCATCAACACGCTCGACGAATGCGGCGTAGGACTCACACAGGTCGCCAATCTGTCGCCACAACTCACGCTGTCGCTCGTAGGACACGCCTCGCATGAGGTTACAGGTCGCGGTGACGTAGGCGCGTCGAAACTGCTCGTAGGACATGGTCATTCTCCCCGCATTGGGACTGGTGAGTGTCGCGGACCGCATTCGGCTGTCGCATGATGGGATATTACGATTTGGTTTCGACATCGTCAACGGGGATGTTGAGGTTTTGTGCCGGATCGGCCCTGTTGATCGTGCTTAACCCGTTGTCGTGCAACGCATTAGCGAGTTTGGAAAAATCTTCGCGGGAAGGGGAGCGGATCGCAATTGCGGGCCTGTTGGACCGTTGTTCGTGACCTGTTTGACGCCTGTGCGATGCTCGTTTGTCGGCTCGTGAGCATGGCGTGCAATGCCTGGGCGAACGCTGTTGGAACGCTGTTCGTCCCCTGTTTGCGAGCCGATGGGAAGGCCGATCCGACTGTCGTCAGCCTCGCGTGCATCGTTCGTTGATCCGCTGTTCACCCGATGTTGCGATGCTCTTTGCGGTGTGCTTGGCGTCAGGATGCGATAGCCGACCGGATGGTAGACAGGTCGTCTCCTACCTTATGTGGTGTGCGAGCGTTGCGACCGTGCACAATCGACGCAACTCGTTACGCGGCAAGGGCTTGCGTGCGATGCGTCAGGGACCCCCGTCAATGGTGGCGACACCTTTCGACCCCGACCGCCCCCCTCGCGCGTTCGCCCACGTATACAGTTACCCCTCACTCACACACACACCCATTCACGATCACGCATGGGACCACGAATGCTGGTTGTGCGGTTTCGCTGGACCCTCTGCTGGAGGGTTGGCGGTGGCACTGCGCAAGCGTGTGCAGCGCGTATAGGGTGCGATCTGTGGGTAGACCACCCCCCTCTGGCTCGCGACCGGCAATGAGACATCCATCTCACCGTATCCGGTTATCCACAAAGAGCTTGTGGCAGGTTCTCGTCCGTCCGGGGGGTGTACCGGAGCAGCGTTCGACAGGGGGGTGGGTCTACGACCGACCGCCGGAGCGAGCCATTTCGTGTGTCACCTTTGGCGTCCCTTTTGGGCAGCGGTCGGTAGTGACACTGTTGAACCGAGCGGCGTTGGCAAACAGGGCCTGAGCGTGCCGCTGAGGTGGACGGTAGCACAGGCGTCTTGTGGTGGCAAGATGTTGATGGGTATGCTTAGCGCGCGTTGTTACATTTTGTGACAATGTGTCACGGTTTGTTGCGCGGGTGGTGTATGGACGAACTGCCGTGGTGGATTTGCCGACAGTGGGGTGACGATTCGCGGGCGTGGCTGGTGATTCAGCACGGCGTGAAGGTTCCGTTCTGGCGGGAAAACGGGGCTGGTTCCATCGTGATTCTTGAAACGGACGAAAAGTACGTCGATGGCAACTTCATCCAACTGCGGTGCTTGTTCTGGCCGGGGCGGCGTGAACGCGACCGGGTGATTCAGTGCATCTGCTACCTCTCGGATCACGAACGCCGTGAATACGAACACTTGCCGGAGATGTTCTACAAGAGGCTGGTGGATGAGTGCGTCCGTGAACTCGGGCGAGTGCTGTGGGAGAAGCAGGAAGTGGCGGAATCGGCGCGGTGAATCTTTCACCGGAGATGGATGTTGATGCGTTGAAAGGTTCCCTGTGGAGTTCACGTATGGCGAGTGAGCTTGTGCTGGATCGCCACTTTGAGGGGTGCCAGATTCCGGCGTTCGGGGTTTTGGCCATCGTGGAAGAGGACACGCCTTTGAATGGTCAGCCTCGGGAGCGTGTGGTCGTTGGCCTCACGGTGGTCCGGAATCGGTACGGCGGCACCGGCCACACCTTCGTGGTGCCAACCTCGAATGGCGTGCCCGTCGATGAGTCCCGTGGCTGGGAATCGTTGAAGGACTGGATGCTGGAACGGCTGGACGAGGACAACGATGCCTGAGCGTGAATTCCCTGTCCCGCGTGTGACGGCGTTTCTCAAGCTGGTGCTGGTGCCGCTGGGGCTGTGGTCGGAATGTTGGAGACGGAAGGCCGGGCTGGTGAAGGGGGACCGGCGTTATGCTGTGAGGCCCCTCAATGATCGCGAAGCGTGGCTCAAGCTGATGACGGAACCTTCCACCCGGCACGGTGACCCGTGGGGCCGGATCGTGGTGAACGAGTTGAAGAACACGGGACTGCGGTGCCTCGCGGAACCGGATGACAAGCTGTTCGCCTACTCGCGAAAAGGAACCCCGTGGCGTAGCAAGACGGGGAAGGAAAGGGTCCACCTGGGTTTGCTCGCGGCGCGGGAGCTTGGGCTGGATGTCTCGCCGTGGACGGATAAAGGGAATGATGAAGTTCAGATTTTGAAGAGTCGAAATTGGGCGCTGTCGAACGTCGGCAAGACGCTGGTGAAGCAAGCCCGCAAGATCGAGAGGAGACGCAAGGTGGCGAACCCCAAGGCAATGAGTCCCCGCGATGTCGTCGACTGGGTGATGGAGAATCTCGACAACGAGACACTCGGCGGGGCGTCGTACCCGAATGGGGCCTGCCGGTCCATGATGTTCGTGGCTCGGGAGAACAAGGAGAAGTTCGTCACCGAGTACATGCGGCTGGCGTACAAGGTGGAGAAGCCGGTGGGTGACACGCCGAAGGATGAACCCGAAGGGGTGTCGGCGTCGCTGGATGATCTTCTCGGAGCGACGTTGACATGATCGTGCCGAAGGAACCGCTGGCGAATGCTGCCGCCCGGAAGCGGGTGCTGGAGGCGTGCGCCAAGAGTGCGGCCATGCGGCGACAGGTGACGGAGCGGTGCAGCAATGACGGGCTGTTCTGGCTGAATATGTTCGGCACAACCATCGACCCTCGGCGGACCCCGGCAAAACTGCCGTTTGTGACGTACCCGTTTCAGGATGATCTGTTCCGGGAACTGGAAGAGGCGTGCAACGAGGGGCGCGACCTGCGCATCGAGAAGTCCCGAGACATGGGGGTGTCGTGGGTAACGTGCGCATGGATGACGTGGCGGGCCATGTTCCGCCCGAACCAGATGTTTCTCATGCTGTCGCGCAAGGAAACGCTGGTGGATGGGGACCGGGACTCCCTGTTCGCCCACTGCGACGTGCTCACCAAGGGGATGCCCGAGTGGTTGAAGCCGAAGAACCGCCGGTCCAAGCTGACGATGGACTTTCCGGGGACGGAGTCGGTGATCGAAGGGGAATCCACGAACGCGGATGCGGGGCGCGGTGGACGACGCACGGCGATCCTGTGGGACGAAGCGGCGGCCTGCCCCGGCGGCGGTGACGATATCGCGGCGGCGACGCAAGCCAACACGAATTGCCGCATCCTGAACAGCACGCCCAAGGGGGAAAGCAACTACTTCGCGGCGTCACGCAAAACGACGCGGACGTTCCGGGCGCACTGGTCGCTCCATCCCGAAAAGCGGATCGGGCTGTACAAGCCGACCGAGCGCGGCATCGAGATTCTGGAACCCGGCGCCCCGGAAGGGTATGTGTTCCGCGAGCAGAAGCCGAGTTGTCCCGAGGGTGTGCGGTCCCCGTGGTACGACAGGCAATGTGACCGGACGCCAAACCCCGTGGAAATCGCGGCGGAATTAGACATCGACTACCAGGGGTCGGACTACCCGTTCTTCGACTCCGTGGGGATCGACGCCCATATCGCCACGCATTGCCGACCGGCGTTGTATCGCGGACGGCTGCGGGATGACGGCGACGTGGTGCGGTTCGAGGAAGACAACCGTGGACCCCTCTCTGTCTGGCTCGACATGGGGCGTGATTATGTGCCACCGTCCCATCGCAACTTCGTCGTGGCGTGCGACATCGGACAGGGAACCGGGGCGTCTGACTCCGTTGCCTCGGTCGTGGATCGGGACAGCGGGGAAAAGGTTGCCGAGTGGGTACATAACAAGACGGGTGTGGAAGCGTTTGCGCGGACTGCGGTGAATCTCTGTCAGTTCTTCGCACGCGGCAACGAACCGGCGTTCATGATCTGGGACGGCGGCGGGCCGGGGCTGACGTTCGGCAAAGTGGTGACGCAAGACCTCGGGTTCCGCAGGGTGTACATGAAGCGGGACGATACCAAGGTTGATGCGCGGTGGACGCCCAAGGACCGGAAACCCGGCTGGTTCAGCAACCGCGACCTCAAACGCGACCTGCTGATTCAGTACCGCGAGGCGCTGGCGAACGGGAAGTTTTTCAACCCGTCCGAAAAGGCGCTCTTGGAATGCAAGCAGTTCAAGAACATGGCGGACGGATCGGTCGAGCATGTGAGCATCGCTCAAGCGCAAGACGGCGGCGACAACCACGGCGACCGCGTGATTGCCGACGCGCTGGCCAACTTCATTGCGCGCCCAAACGTGATTGCAAACGAGCGTCGACAGCCAACCGTCATGGACGACTTTCCTTTTGGGTCGTTCGGGTGGCGGCAGCGTCGGGCGATGGATTCTGACGGTGACAAATTCTCAAGCAAGTGGTGAATCCCATGATCGCGACCGACGACGAAATCGAGATGGAACAAGGCGAAAAGTCCGCTCCCGAGTCGGGACTGGAGGTGCCTCTGCCGCGTCTGATCGACGCCGTGATGGAGTCTCGCAAGAAGCTGACTCCGTGGCGAGAGCAGTACATCACGCTTTGGAAGGAGTACGTCGGCGACTTCTACGGGGAGAAGGCCAACGAAAAGGCGAACCCCGTCAACAAGATGGAGCAGGCGACGACGATCTACCTGCAACAACTGGCAGGGAACCCGCCGCGTGTGAACGTGTTCACGAAGAACCGCCGGTATCGGGCCGGGGCGACGAAGCTCGGGCTGGTGATGAATTCCTCGCTGGAGGATTACCGCATTCACCGGGCCTTGCAGCGGTCGGTGCGGAACAGCCTGTTCGGCATGGGCATCGTCAAGGTGGGCTTGAAGTCCAACGGCGTGAAGAACATCGGGGGCGAGAACGTCACCACGAGCACGCCGTTCGTCGAGTCGATCCTGCTGGATGACTACGTGGTGGACATGACCGCGAGCAGCTTCGACACCGCCGAGTACATGGGGCACAAGTACCGCGTGGCCCTCAAGGATGCGATTCGCAACCCCGAGTGGGACAAGCGGGTGCGGGCGAAGCTGCGCGAACAGGACAACCTCAACGTCAACGAGGACGGCGACGCCCGGCTGGCGGAGATGTCGGGTGAAGCGGATCGCGGGAAGCTGCACAAGCAGGTCGAGGTGTGGGAGGTGTACGTCCGCGCTGAGCGGAAGGTGGTGACGTACTGCGAACACTACCCCGCGTATCCGCTGCGGGTGGTCGATTGGGAAGGTCCGGAACGCGGGCCGTATCACGCTCTGTTCTACAACGAAGTCGACGGCAACGTGATGCCCCTCGCCCCGGCGGCGACGTGGATTCATCTCCACAATTTCATCAATTCGGCGATGCGGAAGCTGATCCGCCAAGCCGAACGAGCGAAGTCGGTGGGCCTCGCCCCGAACATGAGCAATCAGAACGGCGGCAAGGACGCGATGACCATCATGAACGCCAACGATGGCGACGTGGTGGCGGTCGAATCCCCCGAAGCGATTCAGGAGCGGGCGTTCGGCGGGATCGACCAATCCACGTTCGGGTTCATGCTCCAGTGCAACCAGATGTTCTCCACGCTGGCGGGGAACCTCGAAACGCTGGGGGGCCTGTCGGCGCAGACGGACACGGCAACGCAAGACGCCATTTTGAATCAGAACAGTTCCGAACGCATCAACGCGATGCGGCAGAAGGTTGCCCTGTTCACCAAGGGCGTGCTGACCGATCTGGCGTACTGGATGTGGACCGACCCCACGGAAACGTACCGCGCCGAGATGGATTCGCCGGTCGGTGCCATCGAAGTGGCGTTGACGCCCGAGGAACGGCAGTACGATTTCTTCGAGCACGAGATTGAAATCGAGCCGTACTCGATGGTGTTCCAGACCCCGCAACAACGCTCGCAGCAACTGAGCCAGTTGATGATGAGCACGCTCTTGCCCGCCCAGCCGATGCTGCAACAACAGGGCCTGAGCATCGATTTCACGCAGTACGTCAAGATGCTGGCCCAGTACATGAACCTGCCGGAACTGAACGATCTCGTGCAGTCGCAAGGCATGGCCCTGAACGCCAGCGATTCCTTCAAGGCGTCGGAACCGAGCACGCCGCCGGTGAAAGTCTCCACGGAAAACCGCGTTTCCAAGGGGGCTGGCGGGATGCAAGGGGACGAGTCGAGCATGATCCAGCGGTTGATGGCGGGCGGAAATCAGAATAAGCAAAACTGATAGTGTTGACACGCTGGATCAGTTGTGCTTATTCTCTGAGACAGGAAGCGCCGCCCGGCTTTCCTGCAATGCCCGATTTCAAGAGCAAACTGCCACCTTCCGCTTCCCTCTCCGAAGTTCAGGCCGAATTTCAGGCGTGGCTGCGAGAGAACGCGAAGCCCACGAAACTCACCGTTCCGCACGCGGGGATCACATTCCGCGAAGGCCGGGAGTTGAAAAGCGACGCCGCTGCGGTGCATCCATCCCGGATCGCCGAGGCGACACAGATGTTGAAGGAAGCCGGATGTCCGACTCGGTACGACCGGGAAGGCAGGCCGTGCTTCCGATCTCTGCGACACCGCAGTGAATTCTGCCGCGTCACAGGACTGACGGAACGACGTTAGTGCGAGCACCGCCCAAGCATCGCACTCATGGCCGAATTGGAATCAGCCGCACCGGCGTCTTCTGACGTGTCGAGCGATGTCGTCGTGGACAGTGGTTTCGACCATTTGTCTGACGACCGCAATGACGACGCGCTGGGCGCTATCGACAACGCGCTGGCTGGCGAGCCTCAAGACAATGTTCTGGAGGCGGACCCCGCCCCGGAACTCAAAGCGGAGCAACGGGACGGAGACGGTGCGGGTCTTCCTGGCGGTGCTCCCCCGCCGTCTCCCCCCGTTGCACCCGCTCCTGCCCCACCGGCGGACGGGTTTCAGGCTGTCGACTTTCAGATGGCGAAGGCGCTCGGGATCGGCTTTGCCGACATGCGGGCGTTCGGCAGTGTCGACCTGTTCCGCCAGTACGTCAACCAAGAGGTGGCGCAGCGGCGGCAACAACAGGCGTTGGCCCAGCAACAACAGCGGTTTCAGGTCCAGCCGTTCAAGCTGGAGAACCCGGATCAATACGACCCCGCGATTGTCGGGATGAACCAGCATTTCGCGCAGCAATTGGCGCAAATGCAGCAGTTCTACGACCAGCAATTGAACGCGGTCCATCAGCAATACGGCGGCCTGCAACAGCAGGTTCAGAAACACCTGCCGACGATTGAACAGTACCGGCAGCAACAGGAAGAGGCGGTTCGTGCGTCGCGGTACGAGGAATTCGACCGGACCTTGGATCGTCTTGTGGATGAAGAGTTTGTCGGGCGAGGTTCCTTTTCCGCCCTGTCGAATCCGCAGCATCAACAGGCCCGCCGTGCGATTGCTCGCAAGGTGGACGCCCTGATGCGCGAAGAGCGTGAACCGGGGGAGGCCGTGCCGCCCCTCGAAACGCTGGTTGAAGAGGCTGTCAGCGTCGTGTTCCGCAAACAACTCGCCGACCGCGAGCGATTGCAACTGACGCAGAAGCTCAAGCAACGGGGCCGGAACACCTTGGCCGTGCCGTCGCAAGCGCTCCACTCGGACGACGCCGCGACAGGCAGGGAAAAGGCGCTCGCGGAAATCGACAAATTCGTTCGGTCTCACTGAGGCCGCTAAGAAAAGGAGCCTTTCATGGCTGTCATTCAAGCGACGGACCTCGCCTCGCTCGTCAAGGCGACGCAGAACCACATCCAGCGCACCAAGTTCGTCTCCATCGTTCAGGAGTACCAGTACCACATCATCCCGCAACTGCTTCGCAAGGAGCGGATGACGCAGGGTGGTGGGACCGGCTACGAGTGGCGCGTGGAAACGCTGGGCAACGATCAATCCTCGAACTGGGTGGGCCTCGCCGCCGTCACCCGTCCGACCATCAACGAGGCGTATGTCACGGCGTCCGTGCCGTGGCGTCACCTGCAAGATGACTGGTCCTACGACATCCGCGAACCCGCCCTCAACAGCGGGGACAAGGAGAAGATTTTCGACCTCATCAAGCAGCGTGAAGTCGACAGCCAGCGGAAGCACGCGGACAAGCTCGAAGCCGCGTTCTGGAGCAAGCCCGCCGACTCGACGGACACGCTCCTGCCGTTCGGGATTCCGTACTGGATCGTTCAGTCCAACACCGAGGGGTTCAACGGCGGCAACGCCAGCGGCTTCACGGCGGGACCGGGCGGTGTGGACCGGAACACCTACTCCGGCTGGAAGAACTACACCGGCCAGTACACGACCGTCACCAAGGCTGACCTCGTGAAGAAGATGCGGGCTGCGGTTCGTCTGTGCAACTTCACCCCGCCGGTCAACTACCCGTCGCTCACGGGCGAGTCGACCACGCGGAAGAAGCTCGACTACGGGCTGTTCACCACGCGAACCGTGGTGGAAGCGTTCGACGAACTCGCCGAAGCGCAAGGCGAACTCAAGACGAACGACGTGGCCTCGAAGGACGGCAAGGCCATGTTCATGGGCATGGATGTGACTTGGGTTCCGTACCTCGACAACAACGGTTCGTCGAACAACCCGATCTACGGGCTGTGCTTCGATACTTGGCGGTTCGCGTACCTCAAGGGCTTCGTCGACCGTCGCTCGGAGCCGATGACCAGCCGCGACCAGCACACGGTCGTGACCCAGTTCACCGACTCGACCATGCAATTCGCGTGTCTCGACCCGCGCAAGAACTTCGTCTTCTCCACCAGCGCCGCCTGATCTCTCTGGCGACTGACACTCTTCACCTCACAGGGAGATTTTGACATGGCCTTGGAAACGATTCAGTTCGGTGACTCGATTGTGGCGACGCGGGGTCCGTCCCCGACCGTCTTCGCCAACATGGATTTGGAGCGTGCGGTGGTCTCGGGCCAAAGCGGCTACGGGGTCTTCCACGACTTCATGACGACGGCGGGGGTCACGACGTTCCTCGACACCGGCGTGACGGCGCGGTTGCTCGGATCGGCGGGCGTGGGTGAGGGTGGGGTGCTCCGCATCCTGCACGACACCACGGCCAACGACGAGGGCCACTTCGGCATCACGGACGGCTACGGTGGTCAGTTCAACTTTTCGTCCACGACGCCGCTCTCTCTGGCGTTCGAGGCC